CGGACCAAATGGCGATCAAGTCCGTCATCAAACGCGCCGCCAAGCACCTGCCGTGGTCGCCGGATGCCATGGAACGCATCATGCGCGTGATCGAGTCCGATAACGCGGCCATGGGCTATGGCGACGAGGACGACGACGCGCCGGCCCAGCCGGCCGCCGCCCCGGCACAGCCCGCGCTGACCGATGAGCGCTCAGCCCAGGCCGCCCAGCAGGTGCCGACCACGCGCCGGGGCTCGCGCATGGCAAACATCCTGCGCCAGCACCAGCAGCCCCCGGTGGCCGATGCGCCGCCGCCCTACGATGACATCCCGTGGGAGGATGACCCCCGTGGATGAGCCCAAACTGAACCGGGCCCAGCGCCGCGCCCTGAAACATCAGCGGCGCGGCGCCGCGAAGCGCTTCAAGTACGTCCATGAGGCGATCTTGACGGCCGATTTCATGCCGCGCGTGGAGGATGACGCGGACCGCATCGTGCAGCAGAAAATCCTGTTGCTGGACGGGCTCGCCAAACTCAAGGCGGGCACGTTCGATTACAAGAATGCGACCACGTTCCACGACTTCATCAGCCTTGCGCTGCGCGCCGCGCGCCTGTCCATCGGCGGCGCCCTGGTCGAGCCCGCCAATGCGCTGGGCGAAGCCTTCACCCAGGTGCTGGAGCGCTGGCAGGAGATTCACCGCTTCGCCGCCACCGGCGACGAGTTGCGCGCGCTGGAGATGTGGCTGGAGGCGGTCTGCGAGGCGATGGGGGAGTTGCCCGTGGGGGTCTTGAAGTCGCTGCATGCCGAGCACGCCCAGGAGGAACTGGCGCTGCGTGCGGAGATGGCAGCCAAAGGAGGGAAATCTTGAAGAAGCCGACGATCCGTGACGATGTGTTGCGGCTGCTGCAACCCAGCCAGATTGGCCCCATGGCCGTCAATGAACTGGCGCTGTGCCTGCCGCACGTAACCGTGAAGTCCATCCGCAACACGCTGAACACGCTGCTGTCGGAATGGGCCATCCACATGGTGAACCGGCACGCTGTCCATCCAAAATATGCGCTGGGCGCCCCGCCGGACGGCATGTCCCAGCCGCACGAAACGCGCGAGGCACGGCGGGACCGGGAATACCGCCTGCTTCTGAACTATCACCTGCGCCCTGAGTGGACCCCGGAACCGGACCCCGTGGCCGTGGCCTGGATGTTGACCCCGATCCCCGTGGAGGAACTGAATCATGTCGAATGACAACGAAGCCGCGAGCGTGGCGCAGTGGACCGATGAGCGGATCGATCAAATGTGGGGAGATGCATGGAAATCCCTTAAAGGTCCGATTTCATACACTCTTGCCGTCCGTGCATTCGCCCGCGCCCTGCTCGCCCAAGCCGCACCGCCTGCCGCGCCTGTGCAGGATGCGTCGGCAGCAAATGATATTCAGGAGGCGCTGGACTGGATTGACGACTTTATCGCGCGGTGCAATGGCGATGACCGTGGGGCGTGCGAGTCCGTCAATGTACTGCGCCGCGCTCTGGACGCCGCGCCCGCCGCACCGCCTGCCGCGCCTGCGCAGGGGGATGCGCTGCGGGCTGCATTACAGCGTCTCGAAGTCGCGTGCGACCGGCGCTCCCGCCTGCTTACTGCCGACGCTTACAACGCGGCGAGCGCGCTCCCCGGCATGACCGATGCGCTTCTCGAACTGGACGAGGCCCGCGAGGAAGCCCGCTCCCTACTCGCCGCGCCATTCGCATCGCAGCCCGCAGCGGGGGAGCGCTTCATTGCCATCGCCGCGCGCCGTAGCCTAACGACCGACGAAGTGGCCGAGTTCCGCGCCCTGCTCGCCGCGCCTGCCGCGCCTGTGCAGGGGGATGCGCTGACGCAAGATGCACTCCGTGCCGCGCTCCAATTGATCGCAGAAACGTTCCACGGGCAGACAGGAACAGCCGCCACGATGCAAGGCATCGCGCGATCCGCCCTACTCGCCGCACCCGCCGCACCAGCTACCGAGAAATCGGGGGCGGACTATTGCACGGAAGAAAACTGCCGCCGTTGCCGAACCCCCAAGGAGCTGCGCACGCCTGAAATGTTTCACGCAGGGCTAGGCGCTTACCCCACCCCGCCCGCAGCAGAGGCCGCTAGCCAGCCTGGGGAAATGGGCGCGGGGGTGCCGACCGAGTGTCAGACGGTTTTCGGAGAGCCGTGTCAGTACGCGAGGGACATTGCGTCCGGCCGCGTTCATTGCATCCACTGTGATCGGGATAAGCCCGCATCGGCGCAGCAGGATGAGCGCGAGGCGTGTCAGCAGTGCAAGCCGTACCGCGATGCAACCGGCGAATTGGTGGCGCCTCTGTGCCGCTGCAAATCGTCCCAGCAGGTGCAGGCCGGTGGCGAGGATAAGCGGCCGCAGACCGCCGCCGCGCGCGACGTCCTGGCCGAGCGCCGCCGGCAGGTGGAGGCGGAAGGGTGGACGCCGGAGCACGACGACGTGCATGCCAACTTCGATATGGCCAATGCCGCCGCCTGCTATGCAATGGCAGACGACTGGACGGAAGAAGAAGGCACGCCGGAACACTGGCCATGGGCGCCGCACTGGTGGAAGCCGAAGAGCGCTCGGCAGAACCTTGTGCGTGCTGGCGCCTTGATCCTGGCTGAGATCGAGCGACGGGACCGCGCCGCCCTGTCCCGCGAGCAGCCGCAAGGAGATAGCAATGGCTGACTTCATCAAAGACGGCGGCCCGGCGTTTCCCGGAGAGAAAGACATCGCGCACTTCGATTCTCTTGGATATGCGAAGGGGACCAAGCGCGCTCTCGTTGCCGGCATGACCCTGCGTGACTATTTTGCGGGGAAGGAATTGGCGAAGGTCGATGGCGTAAGCGTCAACGACATCCCATCTGCCTACCTGCGTTTGGCAGACCACTGCTACCGAATGGCCGACGCCATGCTCATCGCCCGCGAGCAGCCGCAACCGTCGAATGGCGACCGGGAAGGGGGTGCGGTGTGATGCTTGATAAATGCGAAGAGTGCGGCGGTGACCCGATCCAGCACATGCACATGTTGCAAGTGGTATGCAGTGGATGCGGGGTTGCTACGCCGTCAATGCAAGGCACACGCGGTGACTTCCAATCGGAGCATGACGCGGCCGGCTTCTACTGGAATAAGGCTATGCGAGAACGCCGCGAGATCAAGCGCACCGCCACTGAAGGCTCGAAGAATGGGGGAAATGGAAAATGAGTGAGAAACTGGATTTGGATGCGCTGCAACGACTCCACGAGGCAACGTCCAAGGACTGGAGCATTCCGAATGCGCGCGTTGGCTCCGTGGTAGTTGGCGGACCTATGCAGACGTTCACTAATGGCACTGCGCAGCAACAGATTGCGATGTTCTGCGGTAACGATGCTACTGATGAACAGCAGCGCGACGCTAACGCGGCATTCGCTGTCGCGCTGCATGCCGCGTTTCCCGCCTTAATCGCACGCATCCGCGACCTCGAAAGCCGCGCCAGCAACGCGGGCGGGGCTGTGGGAACCGTTGACTATTCGTGCAGCGGAAGCGTCCGTTGGCGAGAAGGGCTTACCCAAGGCAATTTCCCGGATGGCACGCCCCTCTACACCCACCCCGCCCCCGCGCAGACGTCTGCATTTGATGCGAATGCCGAACGGTGGCGGCTGGATAGCGAAGAACTCGAAGCGTTCCACATGAGCATGGATAAGTTCGACGTGCCGCGCGCAACCAAGTTTGGTGTCGTCATGAGCGCATTCGGACGCGCCGTCAAATACGCCGCCATGCTCGCCGCAGCGCCAGCCAAGCCGGAGGGGCCGGGGCAATGACGAACCGCACCAAGGACATCATGGACATGGCCCGCGCGGTCGGGCTCGATCCGATTCGCGCGTTCCAGCGCGCCAGTTCCACCTGCTGCGAATGTGAGGCCCCCAACGGCAACACTTCGACGTTCCGCCTGCGCACCACAAAAACCAGCGTGGCGGACGACAATGAGTGCATGAGCCACATGAAGCGCTTTTTCCGCCAGAATCAGAAGCCCGACAACCAAGAACCGGAGCCCGAAGCCGTGAAGACTGAGCCGAACATCATCACCGTACCGAAGCGCAGCACCTATATGACGAAAGCCGCGCCGGCCCCTGAGCCAGCGCCCGCGCAGGAATCGGTTGCGGACCGCGAACTGACCCCACGCGAGTTCTTCCGCGTGGCGACCTGGGTGCAGGGCTGTGTGATGCCGACCTTCCCCAGCCTGCAAGCCTTCGCCCTGGCCGCAACCAAGCATTTCAGCCTGCCCGTGTCGGAGGCGGTCATGCAGGAAATCATGGTGGAGGCCGGCGTGCCGGAGCCCGATAGCTGGAACCCGCCGCTCGAGCCGCACGTGGTGGTGGCGCGCGAACTGGCTGCGATGATGGAGCGCCTGGGCGAGAAGCCATCGACGCAGTTCAGCCGGCTGATGGAAACGCTCAAGACGTAAAAAAAGCCCCGCGAGGGGCTTTTCTCATTGACCTTGGCAGACTGTGGTCGCGTATAGCTGCAACGCCGCTAGTTTCCCTTGGTCGTCTTGGATGCCGGCTCGGAGGTCGAGAATGTCTTGTCCCACAGTTGCAGGGAGTTCGACGGCGGCAGGAGGGTCCACGCCGGGGGGGGCGGCGGCTTCGCGCACGGCACCGCTATGGGCTGCTGGGCAACTTGCGGCGATCCGCACGATGCGACGGCCAGTAGCAACATCAGCCCGCAGGCGAGCATTATCAGCTTTTTCACGGGTCATATCTCCCTGTAGTGCATCAATCTTGGCGTTCGCTGCGTTCAGCCGCTCCTGCTTGGCCGCCGCCTCGGTGGCGGCGCGCGCGGCGGTCTCGGCAATGGCGCGCATCTGCTGGGCGTGCTCGGCCTTGAGGTCCGCAATCTCCGCATCCGCCTTCCATCCCCGGAACCCCCAGCCCACCGTGACCAGCCCCAGCGCCAGCGCCGCGACGGCGAGGATGCGCCCCCACGGCAGCGGGGTCATTGCGCCGCGCCCTGGCCCGGCTTGCCCTGCTGGATGACGCGCGCAATCAGCATCGCCAGCGCCAGCCACTTCACCATGGCCGGGTCCAGATACGCCTGGAACTGCGGCACGTACTCCCAGGCCACGGACAGGATGCCCAGCAGCGCGGCAAGTTGTACCGTCATGTAGCGGTACGCAGTCTTCCAGTCTTCGATCAGCTTCATATTTGCTCCGCAGAGATTTTCAGGTTACCGGCCACGCGCCGGGTCCAGCCTTTGCCGAAGGCCCCGAAGGTCGGCAGGTTACACAGGAACTCCAGCCGCTCGGCGTTGAACCGCATACTGAGTTTGGCCGGGGGCAGCGCATGCGCCGCGGCCATGGTCTTCGGCCCGATCACGCCATCGTCGGACACGCCGGCCGCGCGTTGCAGCAGTTGTGCGGCCTGTTTCTGGCCGCTGTTGTAGCTGGTGTCGAAGACATCGAAGCGCACCCCTTCGGGCAGTTCGTCAGCATGCACCGGGTTCCAGTATTCCGGCTTCGCAATCGCCTTGGCGGTCTCGCGCGGCAGGTCGCGCATGTTGCCCATGTAGCCGTGGCGTCGTGCCACCCGCGCGGTGATGCCCCACATGGTTTCGCCGCCTGGGTCGGCCGAGTGGTTGGAGTAACCGCCCTCGTGCCCCATCAGCTTGTCGAACGCCTCATCAAAGGTCATTGGTCGCCCTCGCGCTTGCTATCGACCCAGCGCCGGTACAGCGCTTCGAGCGGGTCCAGTGCCCGGCCACCCATGTGGCCGGCAATGCCGACCAGCATCGCGGTGTAAAGCTGATGCACGTTCATGGCCTCGCAGCCGTAGAAGGTCAGCACGCCCGCGAACGAGGAAATCACGATCTCGCCCACGATGGTGAGAATGGCTTGTTTCAGCGTCATATCGCCGGCCCTTACCTTACGGATAAAGCGCACCGCCCCGCCCCATGCGGATAGTGCGATGACCCAGCCATACGTCAGCAGGCTGTACGAGGTCGGGTCTTTCGCGGCCTCGGCTGCTTGCCTGAGTTCTTCGTTCATGTTCGCCCTATTGTCCCGTTCTGCGGCGATTTTAACGGTATTTTAGACATTTGCTTACATCTACTTTTTCACAGATTCATTGAATACCTCAATGGCGCTGCGGTACAGGGCTTCTTCCTGCCGCTCCAAAGCGCTGAGTTGGTCGCGTTTCTGGGCCGTGGTCAGGGCCGGGTCGGCGTTGATGTCGGCCGCCTCGTCGCGCAATGCCGCCGCCGCCTTGCCGGCCTGGGTGAACATGCGCGACAGGGAGACCAGTTCGGCCGTGCCGGGCCGGTCGAGTAGCTTGCCGGCCGCCTCGTCGTCGCCCGCCTTGCGGGCCTGCCGGAATTCGTCGGCCGCCGCGCGCGCTTCGTTGGCGAGGTCGTAGTAGCGGCCCCGGATCGGCTTCACGTCATCGGGCTTCCAGAAGTCCTTGGCAATCGGGATGTCGCCGCTGTTCATCGAAGACCCGCCGGCCGCGAGCGCGCCCGCGCCGATGGAATCGGTCACGAACTGGCCCAGGCCGCCGGAGTAGGTGCGCCACAGGTATTTGAGGGTTTCCGGGCTGACCTTGGTCAGGTCGTTCTCGAACTTGCCCGCGCCCAGCTTCTCGCCGCCGGCCGCGATCTGTTGCGCCAGCGCATCAAAGAAGGTGCCCTTGGTGGCGCGGAACATCTTGGCGTTGTCCGGCTGGGTCTTGCTGCGGTCGTTCTCGGGCACGATCTGGCCGCCGAACACGTTGCGGTTGGCCGCCAGTTCCGCGCCCGGCCGGATGATGGTCGGCGTGGCCGCCAGCACCGCGTCCAGCCCGTGGTTGTTGCTGTCCGGGTTGTAGAACCCGTTCAGCGGGAAGTAGGCATCCACGAACGACGACACCATGCGCACCGCCGACTTCATGGCGCTCTCGCCGCGCAGCGCCTCGGCCATGCCCACCCCGAAGGCATAGGCCGGCGCGAATTCCTGCGACAGCGGGATGTTCAGCGTGTGGTTGCCCAGGTGCAGGCGGAAGTTCTTCGTGCGCTGGTCCCAGCCGGCGCCCAGCCAGCGGTCCCGGTCGTCATCCATGCCGGCCGCCGCCGCGTAGAAGCCCAGCGCGGCCAGCATGCCCAGCGCGGCCATGGCCTGATACTTGTGCTTGCCCTTCACCAGCGTCTGCATGGCGTTGGCCGTGCCCTGGATGGCCGGGTTCATGAACAGGTAGATTGCGCCCAGCGCGCCGGTGGTGGTGCCCTTGCGGTCAAAGTCCACCGTCACGCGCTTGGCGGCCTGGGCAGCGCGCGCCGGGGTCTCGCCACGCTCGCGCAGCGTGATGTACAGGGCGAGGCGCAGCGCATTCTCGGTGCCCTGATTGATGACCTCGATGCCGTGGGCCATGCCGCCGACGATCTTGCGCCCGGCCACCTTGGCGGCCTTCACGCCGTGGCCGTGGGCGGCCAGCCGGCCAGCGCCGTAGGCATCCTCGTACATGCGCGTGAGGGTCTTGCCCTGCTGCTCCAGATCGGACATCCACGATGCACCGGTCTTGCCGCCGTTGTTGCGGTACTCCTGCACGTACTGGCCGGTCTTGCCGGCGGGCGCCTTGCCGGTGGCAGCCCACTGCGTCATGGCCTTGAGCGCGGCCGGGTAGCGGGTCCACGCGCGGGCGGCCACGGCGGCGCCCTCGTTGCCGGTCATGTTGATGGTCCCGGTCAGCGCATCGCGCGCGGCATTGCGCAGGATGAAGGACGGGTTGTAGCCGGTGTAAATCTTGGACAGGTAGCGGTTCATGCCGCGCATGAATTCGAGGATCGGGTGCAGTTGCCGCGTATCGAGCGGGCGCACCTGCCGCGCCAGCGCCTCGTCGTGGAACTGCATGCGTACCGGCTGGCCCTTCACGTAGACCATGACCTCGTTGTCCTGCAACGGCTTGTTGAACTGCTGCACGCGGTCGCCGTTCGAGTCCAGCACGATGTAGCTCTTGCCGGCCGGGCCGGCGCCCTCGATGAAGGCGTCCACCTGCGAACGGGCATTGAAAGAGCCGATGGTCTGGTCGCCCTTGGGCCGGCTCGGGTCCACCACGTTGTAGACCTGCCCGGCCACATACCGGCCCTTGGGCGGCACGCCGATGCTCCACAGGCTCGGGTCCGGGTGCTGCGCCACCAGTGCCAGCAGGCTCTGGCGCGCAAGGTTCTTCTCGCCCACGACGACCGCTTGATCGTAGTCGCGCGCGATGTTCTCGAGGATATGTTCCTCGCGCTCATCGTGGCCCATGGCGCGCTTGATCTTCGGGCCAAATTCGCCGTCGCCCTTGAGCGGCACATAGTGCTTGTACGCCTTGGTCAGCGTGTCGTGGGTCTCCTGGTCGATCAGGCCGTAGGCTTGTTTCAGGTCCAGCGTGGCGGCGGCGATGTCGCGCGCCTGCTGGGCGATCTCGCGCAGCGGGCTGGCCAGCGGCACCTTGGCGAGAATCTTGTTGGCCTCGGCCGTGGTCATGCCGGAGCCCCCGTCCTGCATGTCCGGGTTGATCTGCGCAATGCGCTCGTTCCGTTCCTGCGCATGCTGGGCGTGCAGCAGTTCTTCCAGTTGCGCCGGCGTGAAGCCCTCCTTGGCTAGCCGGGCCATGAGCGGGCCGGTCAGTTGGCGCTGGGCGTCCTCAAGCCGCGCAGCGATGCGCCCCGGCCGGTTGGTCTCGGCGCGGTAGTAGTCGGCCAGTGCCAGATCGCCCAGGCCGGTCTGCTTCTGGATGCGCGCCTGTACCTTCTTGACGCGGTTCATGTTGTCCTGCACCGCCTCCTGCAAGCGCTCGAAGCGGGTCGGCGCGTCCGGCGTCAGGCCGGCGGCCACGGGGGCCGGGGTCGGTGCGGCCGGCGGTGCGGCGGGAGCGGTCGGCGCGGCCACCGACTGGCTGGCGGCCGGCGACAGGTCGAGGTCGTCCGGCGTGCCGCCGTCGCGGCCGGCGCGTTTGAGCGCGGCCAGCGCCAGCGCGCGCAGTTGCGGCGGCGTCACCTTGCCGACCTGCATGCCAAACACGCGCAGCAGCCACGCCTTGATCGCGCCCAGGGCGTCGTCCACCCAGCGCTTGACCGCCACCGGGGCCTGCTCGTATTCCTCGATGGCGTAGGCGCCGAATTCCTCCGGGTGCATGGCGTTGTTGGCGCCCACCGTATCGGCATGGCGCTGGCGCGCGAAAGCGGCATCCCAGAACTGGCGCATGCGGCCGGTCGATTGCACCGCCTGCCGTTGCAGCGCGTGCAGGCGCACCATCAGGTTCTTCCACTGCGTCTCGCCCAGCAGCGGGCGCACCCCGGCGTGGAACATCTCGTGCAGCAGCACCGGCGCGGCGCGCTTCATGTCCAGATTGCGCGCCACCATGTGGATGGTGCCGTCCGGCAGCGTGACAGCCTGCACGCCGCGCGAGGTCTGCGCCGGCACGCTGGCCGGGGTCTCGTGGATCACCAGCTTGCCAGCGTCCAGCATGCTCTGCACCAGCGGGCCGAATTCGCCGCCGGTCAGGGTCTCGCGCAGCAGTTTGGCCGCCGTGCCGTTGACGGGCTCGGGGCCGACCACGGATTGACGCGGCGCGTTCGGGGCTTCCTCCACCAGCCCGGCCGGCGCGGCGCCAGTCTCGGTCGCCACGGTCGCGGCGGCGGCGTCCGCCGACACGTCCGCGCCCTTCTCGGTGGACAGTTCGATCTCCAGCGCTTGCAGCGCGGCCATCTTCTCCAGCATTTCCTGCTGCTCGGGGAAGGGGGCGCCCAGGCGCTTGTCGATCTGCTCGATGCGGCGCTCGCTCTCGGTGATGTCGCGCTGCGCCTCGCGGCGCCACTGCTCGAGGTTGTTCACCTGATTGGCTGCGCGCGTGGCGATGCCGCCCACCGCGAGGTCCGGGTGCAGCGGGAACTGGATCAGCGGCGCCACGTCCACCGGCAGGTCCACGCCGATGAAGGCTTGATAGCCGCCGGAGCCCTTGAGCACCGTGCCATGGAACTGCACCGGGAATCCCCCGATCTCGCCAATGGTCTCGGTGCCGGTGGTTTCGGAGCCGGTCAGGCCGGCGAACTGCTCGAATACCGCTTTGGAAAAGTCATCGCGGTTGTCGTAGGTGGTCTTGCCCAGCTTGGCCGTGAACTCGCCCGCCTTGATGGGCACTGCCTTCTTCATGGCCTTATCGAGCGCCTTGAGGCTGTCGGTCGCCGTGCGGATGCTCGCCTCGGCGATGTTCTTCTTGGCCCGCAGGCTGTTCTGGTCGCTGTGGTGCGCCTGCGCCAGCCGTTCCAGTCGGTCCACGTCCGCCTTGAGGCCGGCCAGACGCATGTAGCGCTCGTCGCCGGAGGCCAGCGCGGCGGCCATCTCGAAGGCGGATGCCTCGGACACGTCCTCGAGGGAGCGCACCGAATCATCGCCGTTCATGGCCTGCTCGATGAAGCGGGCCTTGCGACCGTTCATGCCCCACATGGTGGAGTCGTAGCTACCCTTGGTCGCCAGCGCCTGCACCGATACCACGCGGTTCTGGTTGCCCTGGCGGACAATGCGGCCCTCGCGCTGCTCCACGCTGGAAGGGAACCACGGCGCGTCAAGGTGGAACAGGTGCGACAGGCGCTTTTGCACGTTGACGCCCGTCTCCATGTCCTTGCCGCCGATCAGGATGCGCTTTTTTCCGGCGCGCATGTCCGCGAACAGCCGTTCCTTCTTGGCGTGCTGCTTGTTGTCGCGCATGAAGGCGATGTGACCAGCCGGGATGCCGGCGTCGATCAGGCGCTTCTCGATCCACGCCTTCATGTCGAAGCCGCGCGAGGCGGCCGACTGCTCGCCCAGGCCAATGTCCGTGAACAGGATGACGCTGGAGCCCTTGATCGGGTCCACCACGCCGTTGGTGCTGTACTCGAAGTCCTTGCCCTCGTTGTAGGCCGCAATCACGCGGTCGATGGCCTGATTCAGCTTGCTGTTGGGGTCGCTGGGCATGGTCGGATCGACAAACCGCATGTCGATGGCCGAAAACCGGCCGTCCGAGATGACCTTGAGGATGATGTCGTCGCCCGGCTTGGGCGGCCCCTTGCGGTCACGAATGGCCTTGATGCGCTGCTCCAGCGACGCCTGATACGCCTTGTAGCCCATCGGGCTGGGGGTCACGATGACCTCCCGGCCGCCGCCGGCCACGTCCGGGCGCTGCACCAGTTCCCCCAGGTTGGCGTTGGTCAGGATGTCCATGAAGGACCGCACGCGACGCATCAGTTCCGGCACGTTCTGGAACTTGGCGAAGCGGCTGACCACTTCATAGCCGCCGGCCGCATTCTGCTCGAAGCCGGCCACCACATCCCCGTACTGGTTGGCCCACGCATCGAACGTGTCCAGCCCATCCTCGGCCATCTGCTCGGGCTGGAAGAAGCGCTGCACCGTGTACAACTCGCCCATGGTGTTGGTCACGGGCGTGCCCGATGCCATCACCAGCGCGCGGCCCGGCTTCATGCTGCGCAGGTACTGCGTCTTCATGAACAGGTCCATGGCGCGCTGCGAGCCGTTCGGGTCGATGCCCTTGATGTTGCCCTGGTTGGTGGCGAAGTCCAGCTTGCGGAACTCGTGCCCCTCGTCCACGTACAGGCGGTCCACCCCCAATTCCTCGAAGGTCAGCACTTGGTCCTTGCTGGCGCCCTGACGCGATTCCAGCCGGCGCTCCAGCGCCTCGATGCGGCGCTCCACCTGCTTGCGCGTGATGCGGTCCGACTTGTCCACCGTGTCGAGCGCGGCCGTCCACTCTGCGATCTGTGCCTTGATGAAGTTCGCCGTGTAGGCGTCGCTCATGCCGATGCGGCCGAACGCCGAATGGGTGATGACGATGGCGTCGGGGTTGTTCAGCGCGGCCTGCGCGACGAAGCGGCGGCGGTTATGGGTGTGGAAATTCTGCTCGTCGGCCACCATGATGTTGGCCGCCGGGTACAACTCCAGAAACTCGCGCGCGAACTGCGCCAGCATGTGGTTGGGCACCACGTACATCGGCTTGTTGGCGAGCCCCAGACGGCGCTCTTCCATGCCGGCCGCAATCATGGTGAAGGTCTTGCCGGCGCCCACCGCGTGCGCGAGGTAGGTGTCGCCCTCCTGCACCATGCGCCAGATCGCGCGCTTCTGGTGCGCGTAGAGGTCAAAGCGCAGCGACACGCCCGGCAGCGTCAGGTGCGAGCCATCGAACTTGCGCGGCGCGATGTTGTTGAAGTGCTCGTTGTAGTAGTTGACCAGCCGGTCGGCGCGGGTGGTGTCGGTCCAGACCCAGCGGGAGAATGCCTCGCGCATCTTGCGCGCGATATCGTTGGCCTTCTCGGTCGCCTCGGCATCCACCACAGTCTCGGTCTTGCCGGCCGACTTGACCGTGTTGGTGATGCGAATCTGCTTGTTGTTCAGCACCGCTTCGAGGATGTCCCCGGCGCGCATGCGGTTGAAGTTGTATTCGCTCTGGTTGTTGCCGACCTGCTCGGCCGACCACGCGCCCACGGCCGGGTTGTAGGTCACGCGCACAGTCTCGCCCATTACCTCGGTGGCGAACTGCGCCACGTCCTTGGGCGGAATCCACGACTGGCCCAGCTTGACCGTAATCTCGGTCGGGCCCAGCGGCTTGGGCTGCACGGCCAGCAGCGCGTCCACGTTGCGCTGGTAGGCGCGGTCGGTCCGCGCGGCGGCCTGGGCCTCGTCCAGCTTGCGCCGCACGTTGCCCGCGAGGTATTCGTCGGCGGTCTGCCAGCCCCTGCCCGGCGCCTGATAGATGGCCGTGCCCAGCGCGTCGATGGTCTCGGCGCGGGTCATGCCGGCCAGCTTGGCCACTTCATCGAGGTCCAGCCGGCCCAGGTTGTTCAGCGAGACAAAGAGCGCATCCTGCGTGGTCTTGATCTCGGGCTCGCGGCGCTTCTCCAGCACGCGCTGGGACAGCACCGGCGCCTTGACGATCTCGCCCGATTCCTTGATGTGCTCGAGCGAGTAGGCCAGTGCCCCCTCCACGTCGAGGCGCAGCAGCGGGTCGTTCTTGAAGCGCTTCGAGATGGACGTGGTGCCGTCCGGCAATTCCCGCTCGATGGCCGTGTAGGCCAGCAGGTTGCCGTGCTTCTTGGTGAAGGTGTCGTAGGCGGCGGCCAGCGCAGCGAGCGACGCCTCCCAATTGCCGTCCGTGAGCTGGTCCAGTTGCGCCTGCTTGAGCGCGTCGCGCAGCGTCACCCAGGAAGTGAGAAACGCCTTATCGCTGGCCTTGAGCGTGATGGCCTTGCCATCGGCGCCGCGCCGCGTGGTCAGCGGCACGCCGGTGCCGCTATCCACCTGCATCAGCGTGCCATCCGGGGAAACGTACAGGCCGCCTTCTTTCTTGTGCAACGGGTTGAAGTCCCGTTCCAGCGCCACGGCGCGCGAGGCGGCCGGCGCTTGGGCGCCCGGCTGGTAGATACCCTCGGGCAGTCGCGCCACAGCATCGCCGAACGCGGCATCCATGTCCTGGCCGGCGCGCGGCTCCACCGTGTACTCGTTGGCACGGTACATGGAGCCGGTGGTGGCGTGCTGGCCCAGCACCATCTCCGGGTGCGTCACGAAGTATTCGTTGATGGCGACCGGCGTGCCGTTCACGTCGATGGGGGTAACGTCGCGCCACGCCACGCCGTTGTCTTCCACGCCGGGGCCCTTCTTTTGCAGGAACAGCACATCCGTCACGACTTCGGTGCCGGCGTTGTCCTTGAACGCGGTCTGCGGCAGGCGAATGGCGCCCACGAGGTTCGCGCGGTCGGCAAGATACTTACGGGCCCGGTCGCTACCCTTGTCCATGGTGCCCTTGCTGGTCACGAACACCAGCATGCCGCCCGGCCGCACGCGGTCGATGGTCTTGGCAAAGAAGTAGTCATGCAGCATGAACCCCTGTTTCTTGTACTCGGGGTCGTTGCTGATGACGGTCTGCGAGAACGGCGGGTTGCCGATGGCCGCATCGAAGAAGTCGCGCGGCAGCGCCGTCTTGCTGTAGTCGCCCACGATGATGTTGCTTTCGGGGTACAGCAGCTTGGCGATGTTGCCGGTGATGGTGTCGTACTCGATGCCGGTGTACTGGCTGTTCGCGGCCATGGCCGCCGGCATGAGGCCGTTGAACAGGCCGATACCCATGCCGGGCTCGGCAATCTTGCCGCCGGCGAAGCCCATGCGGCCCAGCGCGTCGTAGATGCCGCCGATCACCCCGGCGCTGGTGTAGTGGGCGTACTGCGTGGTGCGCTTGGCCTGGGCGTATTCCTCGTCGGTCAATGCGGCCTTGAGCCGTTCGCCCAGCGCCTGCCAGCCGGCACTCTTGTACCGGCCGTACTGGTCCGGGAAGATGCCGTTGGCAATTTCGCTGGCGCCCCAGCCGGTGAAGCGCGACAACAGCTTGGCCTCGTCCGGCGTGGGCCGGCGGCCCTCGTCCATGAGGCGCTTGACCAGTTCAACGATTTCGACGTTGCGCTCGGCCGTGTCGCGCCACGAACCCGTGCGGGTCAGGTCGGCGGGTTCGATCCGGTGGTTGTTGCCGACTCGGGAGACAGCGCCGCGATGGTCTCCAGCGCCTGCGCTATCGCCACTTCCTCGGCCGTCTTCGCCGCGCTGTTCAGATTCTGCGTCCGTGCCAGCGGATTCGCCTCGAACGCGGGGCTTCCCTCGCTGACCTGCGCCGCGAGCGCGTCCTGCCGGGCGTCCGCTATCGCCTCCAGCGTCACCGCCAGCAGGTTGCGCAGGAACTCGTTCAGCGTCCCCACTTCCTTCATGTGGTTGAACTGCCTCGGCGCCCGGTCGCGTAGCGCCTGCGTCAGCAGCGTCAATAGTTGCTTGTCCGTCATTTTCGGCGCCCTCCTGTACCTCGATTGTAGTATCTGGCGATTGGTTTGCAATGGGATATGGCTCGCCCTTCTCGCGGCGCGCCAGCATCGCCTCCACTTCGCCCATGCTCGGCGCGTCATCCACGAGTCGCTGGGTGATGGAATAGATCTCCCCCTCCAGCAGCGGCGAATCTTGCAGCGCGGCCAGCATCTGCGAGCGCGTGATGTCGCCGTTCATGTACGACACGACTTGCTTCTGGGCGGCCAGCAGGTCCGTGGCCTTCTGGCCCTTGCCCATCGGGATCGGGTCCGGCCAGCGGGCCTCGCCGGTCAGCTTCGGCTGCTGCTCGACGTGGCCGTTGCGGTCGCGCGGCAGGTCGTCCGTGGCATCTTCCGGCTTGCCGCCGGCCGGCCCGCCCTCGGGGATCAGGTCGCGGATGGCGTCATTGGCCGCCGCGTCATCGAGGTCTTGGTAGTAGAAATCCTCCACCGCGCTGTCGATCTGGTCCGGCGTCACGCCAGCGTCCAGCGCCTGCTGGATCAGGTCGCGGTCCAGCCGATCGTACTTGCCAGACACGGCCAGCACCGGGTGGTCGATAGCGTTGTTCGCCATGAAGAACCCGTAGCTGAACCCTTCCGGGGTCTCGCTGCGGGCATTCTTTGTCTTGAGGCTCTTGCCGCCGTAGAGCTTGTGCATCTTGGAGCCTTCGGTCGGCTCGACGGGCGCGATGGGCAGGTCGCCATTGAAGCGGCCCCAAATCAGGGTCTTCTTGGTGTACGGGTCGCCCAGGTGGTTCGGGTCGAACGACAGGCGCCACGGCGGCAGGCCGCCCAGCTTCTCGATGCGGCCCACCGGGTTCTCCAGCGCCCACACGGGCGGCTTGAAGTATTCGATAGCGGCCAGCGTCTGGTGCACCAGTTTGACCGATGCGACCGTGCGGCCGTCCGCGTCCTTGGCCGCGAAGTGACGCGCGCCGCTCGATGCAAAGTCCGTGCACGGGCAGGCGGCGAGGATGGCGTACACGTCCTGGCCGTCAAAGTCCCCAAACCAGTCCGAAAAGAACTCGGTGGAGAAGTTGTTCACATCCCCCACGGTCGGGTCGTCCTGGATGTCGAAGCGGTAGACCTGATACCCGGCTTCCTCCCACGGCTTGGACCACTCGCCGGACAGGTCAAACAGCGACAGCACCACGCGCTGGCTGTTCTCGCTGCGCATGGTCGGGTCGTCGCCCTGCTCGGCGGCATGGGCCTTCCAGCCCTGAATCACCTTCTTGGCCTCGGCCGGCGTCATCCAGCCGTGATCCTTATGGTAGACGCGGGCCTTGTCTTGCAGGCGGACGATATCGCCCTTGGGCGGCGCGTCAAACACGTGCGTGACCTTCTCGTCGGCCTCCACCATGCTGGCCTGGGCGGCGTTGAACTCGGTCACGATCTGGCCCAATTCGCGGTCGTCCACCCCCACCACGTGCTCGGGGGCGGTGGCCTTCTCATGGGTGGCCGGCTTGGCCTCGGCGGCCGGCGCGCGCTCATCCGCGAGGCCATCGGTGCGCATGTCGCGGATGCGCATGACGGCTTCCGACAGGTTGATGGTGGCCAGCGTGTCGGGCACGTCCTTGCCGTCCAGCAGGCGGCGCACGTTATAGACGATGATGCCATCGCGCTGCTTGGTCATCTCGGCGTGGATTTCGCCACGCTCGCCCACGTCCGCATTCCATTCGCGCGGGTTCGTGCCATTCATCTCCAGCCCGGCATCGCGCATGGCGCGGGCGAAGTCCTTCACCGGGTCCGCTTGGGCGGCCTTCACATCCGGGTTCTTCGGCAGCGTGTCGCCTTCGGCGGCCAGTTCCGTGCCCGCCCTCAACAGGTCGCCGCGCATGTCGTCGGTCATATTGGACCACGTGTGCAGTGGGTTATCGCGCTTGCCGGCGGCCTTCTGCACGGCGCTGCGTGCCCACGGCGTCAGCGCATTCCACCATGCGCTGGCGGTCGGGTAGCTGCTCGGGCGCGGGGTGCGCTCGGCGGCCTGCATGTCAGGGGTCTCCGGCGGGGTGTCGCCTTCGGCGGCCTCCATTTCCTTGACCAACTTTTCCTGGCGCTTCACGCGCTCGAGCAGACGGTCATCGACCACATTGCCTTGCGCCTCGACTTGCGTGCGGAGGTCGATCAGATCATTGCGAGCGTCCAGCAGCGTGTAGCCGGCATCACCCGGCTGGGCACGGCGCGGCGTTTCGGAAGCCACCGGGGCGGTTTCCGGGGTCTTGATGGCTTGACTTTCGGTCTTCGGCGTGATTTCCCAGCGCACCTTACCGGTCTGGGTCGCCTCATAGCCGTCCGCCTTCTTCTTGGCGATATAGTCGTCGGCCTTCGCCTTGGTGCCGAACCACTTCCCGGCATGCGGGTTCGCGGCCGGCTCGGGCTGTTTTTTCGCCTTGACCTCGGCATCGGCCTCAGCATCAGCGGCGGCCGAGGCCGTGCCATGGACCGCCGGCACGGCCAGCGGCCCGGCCTCGGCGTCCTTCGCCATGCCCTTGATGGTCTCGCGCACCTTCTTGCCGTGGGCGCGCACCTCGTCCTCGGTCCAGCCGGTGGCGTCCTGCACGAATTTCACGTAGTCCGCGTCGCGCTTGCTCGGCGTGGTCTGCGAGGCGATGAACGCGGCGCGGTCGATATCGTTATCGAACGTGGGGGTGAACTGCTTGTTGCCGTGGGCGTAGCGCGGCTTGGCGCCGGCAAGGTCCGGGCTCAGTGCAGGGTGGCCGCCTGCCTTTGCGCCTTCGCCTCGGCCAGCATTTCCTGGCTCGCGCACAGCCGCAGCGCCGGCAGAACCGGGTTGGTTTGCAGGGCCGGGTGCGGGGGCTGGTACGGGTTCAGCAGCCGCCACATCAGCACGTCCTGAATCTGCTCGTCCATCGGCAACGGGTCCATTCCCTTCCTCCAGTGGTTTCACGTCGAACACCGCGCGGCCGTCTTCCTCGCGCTCCACAGCTTGATGCGGCTGGCCGGTGCTGCGCGCAGCGGCGCGCACGGCGTCGTTCGCGTCGGATTGCTTCACATAGGCGCCGCTCGCGGTGCGCTCGGCCGGCGGCTCCTGTTCCTCGGCGGCCACGGCCACGGGCGCCGGGGCGGCCTTGCGGCGCTCGATCTCGGCTTCGACCTTGCGGCGCTCGTCGGCGAACAGCTTGCTGCTGCCGCCGTTGAGCTTCTTCTGCTGGGCGATGTACTGCATGCGCTCGCGCAGTTCCGGCTCGGTCATCTCGGCAAGCGGCTTGGCCGGGGTCAGCATCGGCGCGGCCTCGCCCGGCGCCTGTTCAGCCTTCACAGGCGCCGGGGCGCTCTCGCCGGCGGGGGTATTCGATAGCGCGTAGTTGCCCAGGTCGTCGGCGGCGATCACACCCTCGTCAGCCATGCGCCGGACGAAGCGGTCCGCCGCCGTATAGCCCACGCGCAGCTTCTGCATGATGGCGTTGGGCGAGATGGCGCCGCCCTGGCGCACGAAGTCCACCGCCGCCTGATAGCGCGCGTCGTTGCTCTCCGGCGCCTTGGGCTTGGCCGTGGTCGGCGCAGTCGGGGTCGGCGCATCAGCAGTGGCCTCCACATCACCCGACGAACTCGGCGTTTCAGCCGGTTCCGTACCCGATTCTGCGAACAGATTCCCTTGTGAATCAACGGGTTGTGTTTCATCAACCCCAGTCGACAAGGCGGCCACATCGAGCCCGTCCGGGCCCACGGTAATGCCGTAGGTCTGGCCGTCCTCGCCCTCCACTTCGGCGGTCGGCGCGGGCGCAGTGCCCTTCTGCACGGCGCGGCCGATGGGGCCGCTCGGCGGGGCCGGCGGCGTGGCCGGGGCATTCGGGTTGCGCCCGCCGAACGCGGCGGCCTTCGCCAGCGCGTTCTCGCGCGCCTGCTCGGCGGCCAGTTCCTGCGTGGCCTGGGTCTGGCCGCCTTGCAGGTGGCGCACGCCAGCACTCACGCCGGTGGTGCCGCCCATCATCAGACCGCCCTGCATCATGGTCTGCGCGAGGGTATCGCCGGCTTGGCTCAGGTATTGCGCCAGCCCCGCTTCGAGGTTGGTGCCCACCCCCGGAACCTTGTCGGTCAGGAACTGGCCCAGCGTGGTCAGTTGCTCGCCGGGGATTTCCTTGAGCGTGGCTTTGGCGAGCGTGGTGGCGATATCGCGCGTGCCGGCGCCGCGCGCGGCCATCTTGAGCGCTTCCATCGTGTTGCCCAAGCCGAATTTCTCGCCCAGCACTTCGAAGGCGCCGAAGATCGCCGCGCGGGTCGCGGCTTGGCCGGGGTCGATGCCCTGCGCGCGGGTCTGGCCGTACTCCTGGCCGAACGTCTGCGTGAACATGGCCGCCAGCGGCACGGCAGAGCCGCCCGTTGCCACGCCACCCAGCAAGGCCGGCAGTTGCTGGGCGATGCTGGAGACCGCGCCCTCGAAGTTGCGTTGCAGCGCGTCTGGGCTCTCGCCGATGGCAGTCGTGCGTGCCTGCGACGACTTGATACCGCGCCGCGCAGTCTCGGCGGCATCATTGGCGCCCAGCAGTTCGGCGGTGGCCTGGGCCAGCCCCAGCGAGCCGACCTTGTACCCCTCGTAGCCCTTCACGGCGGCGCGGATGGCCGGGTGCGACAGCGGGCCCTTGTTAAACGCCTGCTGCGCCTGAAAATCGAAGTCCGACTGGCCCATCGTGCCCAACTCGGTGCCGGGCACAGTGCCGCGCTCGGCGCCGGTGCGGCCGAAACGCTCGGCGGTCTGGCCGTTGGCGCCAGCACGGGCCAGCCGGCGGGCGCGGCCCTCGGCCGTGGTGTCCAGCAGGTCAGCCGTGGGGGTGCGCGTCGCATCCTGCTGCACGCCCTGCATCTCGCGGGCCAGTTGGCCCACGGCGCCGGGGTCGCGGACCATGTTCGCGCGCTGCTCGGGCGTGGCCGCGTCGTACTGGCGCTGCACGGCGGCGCGGAACTCCGGGCGCACCGGGGCAAGCGACTGGTTGCGCGGCGCGGGCAGGTCGCGGCCGGTCATGACGCCAGCGGCGCCGCCCTTGCCGATGGTGCCGGGCTCGTCGGTGGCGGCCTGGGCGGGTGCCTGCTGCTCGAGCCGGGCCGCTTCTTCCAGAGTCAGCACCTTGTAGCGGCCGGGTTCCTCGGCATCGGCGGCCTGCTGCGCCTCGATGCGTGCGGCTTCCTCGGGGGTGATGGCCTTGTAGCGGCCGGGCTCGTCGCGGTTCAGCTTCGCTTCGACCTTGGCCGGGTCGTTCAGACCCAGGCGCGCGGCGATGCTCTTGGCATAGTCGCGCGTGGCGATCAATCCGTCATTGGTATCAGGAATCTTCCCGGCCTTGAGGTCATCCCGGTCATACCCGGCGTGGTAGCCGGCGGCCAGCAGTTCAGGGTCGCGGGTGTTGAGCGCCTTCTGGCCGTAGGCGATGTATTTAAGCCCCGCCTCCATGTTCTTCCACGGGTCGCGCTGGCCGGCGTAGCTGCCCATGACGCCCTTGTAGGTGTCGGGCATGACCTGAAAGCCGCCCACGGCGCCCTTGGGGCTGTCCTTCGTGTTGCTGTTGCGGCCGGATTCCTGCGACCACAGCGCGAGCGCGAAGTCGGGATCGACATCCATCTCTTTGGCTTTGCGCACCACGTCATCGGCGGTCGGGCCGGCGGTGCGGGGGAGGCCGCCGGCCGCCTGGGTGGCGGCGACGGCAGTCGGGGTGCGCTCGGTGGCAGGCGCCGGAGCCGGCGGGGCCATCGCGGCCAGATCGGCCGCCCCGGCGGAATAAATGGCGTCTAGTTCACTGTCGAGCTTTTTGGCCACGCGGCACCCCTTGGTTTCGTTATCAGCACTTGCGCGCGATTCTACCGCGAAGTGCCGCGAAACCTAGGGATTGCGCCGCTATTTGTAGACAACCTTGCCGGTCTTGGTATCCAGCATCGGGATGCCCTTCTTCGCCATGTTGCTCGGCGACGATGCTGGCGCGTTGCCAGACGATGCCGGCTTTTTCTCAGAAGTTGGTGCATCCGCGAGGATGGTGCGCATGTCCTCGTCAATCTGCTTGCGCTGCTCGGCCGACGATTTGGTCGAAAACCCATAGTCCTTGAGTCGCTCCGCCATCAGCCGCGCGCGAATTTCGGTAGGGTCCGGCTTCTTGCGCGTGGCGCCAATCCCCATCATCTCCGGCAGGTGCTCTTTGATGTACTCGTCGTCGTATCCGTTCTTTTTGAGATAGGCGACCTTGTAGTCGAGCGCTTCCTGCGCCGCATTGCGGCGGTTGGCCGATTCTCCGGCGGTCTTGGCCGCGTCGCGCTCCATGGCCTGCTCGTGCTTGCGGTCGGCTTCGGCGATCCGGCCCGGCTGCGTGCCGGCGTCCACGGCGAGTTTCTCCGCGACGCGCAGCTTCGAGGCGCCCACCTGCTTGGCAGCATCGGCGCGCGCGGCGGCCTCGGTCTCCGCCTTCTTATGCGCCAACTTGAACAGTTCAGGCGGCGAAAGCGCCACCAGCCCCATGGTGGCGAGGTCATCCCTCGGGATGAACTGCGCGCGCTCCTGCTTGCTGGCGTCATCCCGCACGCGGACGTTGAACCCGGTCACGTTGCCTTCCTTGTCCTTCACGGTCTCCGGCTTGCCGATCACGGTCTGGCCGTCCTGATAGTGGTCGTACAGGTCGGTGATGTGCTCGGCGGCCTTCTCCCAATCGCCGATCTGCACCGCCTTGTAGGCTTCGGCCCAGGTCTTGACGTTCTTCTGGGCGGTCCGGTCCTGGCTCCACTTCTCCCAGGCGGCGGCCATCTCGGGCTTGCCCTGCGCGATGTACATCTCGGCCACGCGCGGCACGCCCGACTTCTGGAAGAACTCGAGCACGTCAGGCACGGTCTTTTCGGCCTGCACGCGCGCCTCGGCCTCGCTCAGACGGCGCTGGGCGCCGGTGGTCGGCAGGCCCACGGCGGCCATGCGCGGCGAAAGGTTCGGCGCCTCGCGCGCGGGCACGCCCGGTGCGGCGCCCATCTCCTGCGTGGGGGCAGCCGGGGCGGCTGGTGCGGCGGTCTGCACCATCTGCGGCGCGGCCCCACCGGCCGGCTGGTTGGCATGCATCAGCGCCTCCACTCCGGCGCCCGTGGCGCGCGGCGTGGCCGGCTGCACGCCCTCGAGCCCGGCGCCGGTCTTCTGTTGCGGCTGGGCATACTGCTGCGCCTGCTGGTTGTGCAGTTGCTCGGCGTAGGTGGTGGCCGCCTCCGGCGTGGCAAAGGCGCCCAGGTGCTTGCCGGTCTTCTGGAAGTTCTGGATCGCCTCCTGCTCTGACATCACGCGCCCATCATCGCTGACGGTCGGAATCAGATACTCCTTGCCGTCCACCCCAATCGACATGCTGCGCACGGTGCTGATAGAACCGTCCGGGTTCTTCACCACGGGCCGGTTATTCAGGTCGATGTTGCCGGCCTCCAGTTGGCCGCCCTGCTGCTGCGCGGGGGCGGCGCCCGGCGCCTGCGGGGCCTCCGGCTCGCCCAGCCCCATCAGGCTCGCCATCTTGGCGTCCACGGCGGCCTTGCGCTGGTCGCGCGCATCCTTGAGCGCGGCGGCGTTGGTTTCCTCCGCTTCCCACTCCTTGCGCTGCGCATTGAGCGTGCGGCCGGTGGCGATGCCGCTGGCCAGCCCCGCCGCGAAGGCGCCCAGCCCGGTCCCGTAGTTCGTTGCCATGGTCTTGTCCCTTTAGAAAATCTTGCGCAGCACGCCGCCCAGCAGACCGCCCTTGGCGGCGATCTTGGCGGCTTCCGCCCAATTTTTGCCCTTGAATAGCTCGGTCGGGGAACTGCCCAGCCCGGCCAGCCGCGCCCCGTCGCCCAGGCCGTCGAAGGCCCGGTTGCCCCATTCCTGATAGCGCTTCGAGTCCTTGTAGAGCGCGCGGCCCTCGAGCCCGGTCTGCAAGGGGAACTTCTCGTTGTCGCGCAGCCCCTGGCCCTTGGCCCACTGGTTGTGGCCGACGATGGCCGCTGCGAGCGCCGCCCACGGGCCGCCGGCGGCCAGCGCGCTGTAGCCGCCGCCGCCTGCGGCTGCGCCGCCTGCCCCCGCCCCAGCCGCACTGCCGCCCGCCACACCGCCGCCAAAGATGCCGCTCGCGCCGGCCGTCGCGCCAGACCCTGCCGTGGCCCCGCCGAAGATGCCGGGCAGCACGGTGGAGGCCGTGCCGCCGCCGTAGCTGGCCGCCGCCGCGCCGCCGCCGGCGCCGGTCAGCGCAGAGCCGCCGGTGACAGCGCCCGCGCCGCCGATGCCGGCCCCACTGAGCGCAGAGCCGCCGCCGCCGAACATCTCGGCCATGTTGCGGCCGTTGTTCAGGCCGTCGCTGAAACCCTGCCCGCCGCTGGTGCGGCCGTTGCCGGCCCGGTCAATCTCGGCGCGCCGTGCGCGGTCCTCTTCCTCCTGCGCGCGGCGCTCTTCCTCGATGCGACGAAGGCTCTCTTCGATGCTTGCGCTCGAAAAATCATACTGGTCTTCGTCGCCCATGCCGTTCACTCGCTGGTTTCCATATTGAAGTGGGCGATGGCCTGGGCCGTCGCGTCCTTGATGATGCCCAGCCGCTCCTGATAGATCGCGTAGGCGCCGGGGTGGTGCTTACGCAGGTACTTGCCGCGCCCCTCTTCCCAATAGGCGGAGCACGTCATGCAGTCCGGCGAGGCGCTCAATTCCGGGTAGAAGCTGGGCAGTTCGATCTGTTGCAGGCCCAGATAGGCAAAGACATCGGCGTCATCGAAGTCTTCGAGCGGGAACAGGTACTCGATCCCATCCTCCACGTCGCCCGACTTGAGTGGCGAGCGTTGCATGTCGCTGTGCTTCTGGCCCCGGATGATGCAGGTGATGCCGTCCGCCTTCATGCGCTCGTGCATCGGCAGGAACAGCGAGTACAGGCAGCACGAATAGCGGTCCAAAATGGCGGGCGCCCGGCCGCCGCACGCGGCGCGGCCAATCGGCGTGCTCAGGGCCGGAACCATATCGGACGGGATACCAAGGGTCGCAATGACCTCCGGCTGGCGCCCCTCGATCTCCACGAAGTGCGGCACCATGGCCGCCACTTCGCGCATCTGGCGCTCGGTCTCGGGGAACGGGTCGCCGCTGTTCAACCAGTAGACCGTGATGCGGTCCCAATGCGGCTTGAACAGGTGCAGCAAGGCCAGACTGTCCTTGCCGCCTGAAAATTGCAGTGCAATCTTCTCGTGCCGGTCGAAAATCGTTTGCTCCTGGGTGTCCACGCTCTCTCCTTAGAAGGCCATCAGGCCCATACCTGCCAGATTACCGATGCCGCCCATCAGGCCCGCGCTGCTAGCGCTGTTCGCGGCGTTCTGCTGCGCCCACAGGGACGCTTGCGTGCCGTACTGGCCGTTGAGCGCGCCCGCACCGCCCGACAGCCCCGACATGGCGCCAGTGTAGCCTTGGCCCATGATGCCGATGTTCGAGCGCCACGAGTTATTGGCCGCGCCGGTGTTGCCCACGGCCGAATTGCCGGCGTTCAGCCCCAGCCCATAGTTCGCCGCCGTCTGGCTGGGCAGACCCTGGCCCATGTTGATGGCATCGGCTTGCAGTTGCAGCGCCTTGTCGCGCACGCCCTGACGCGCGGTGTTGGCCGCGCCCGCCGACGACAGCGCCGTGGCGGTCTGGGCGGCCTGATTGACGCCCGCCCACCGGCCACTGGTCGGGTTCAGGCCCATCGAGGCCATCTGGCGCTGGTTGACGCCCTGCTGCTGGGCGCTCGCGCGCTGTACGTCCGCCTGCGCCTCGGCGGCCATCTCTTCCTGCTTGGCCGGCGTGTTGTACTCGTTCGCGGTCTTGACGAACTGGTCCTGCAACGGCTGGAAGACCGACTTGTAGCGCGCCCGGTCCTCGCGCGCGTTGGCCATGGCCTCGTTCTGGGCGGCGATCTGCTGCTGCGTGACCTGCGTGGTCAGGCTGTCCAGCCCCGCCTGCCGGGTGTTGCCCTGGTTGAACTGGTCGCGCGCGAAGCCCAGCCAGTCGCGGCCAAGCTGCATTTCCTCGAGCGCGGCCTGTCCGACTGCCGGGTCCGGCGCCGGCGCACTGCCGCCGCCGCCGCCCTTCTTGTACAGGCGCATGCCGCGCCGCCGGCCCTCAAGCTGGAAGGCTTCTTCCGGCAGGTCCGGGATATGGTCGAGATAGACGCGGCTCATGGGCGAGGCTCCTGCGGGATGAATCGGCACCATTCGCGCAGCATGCCGAGGGAAATCAGATCGCCACCCTTGGGGTTGGCCTGGGGGTGGTAGCCCTCGCGGCGAAAGCCGAGATGCTCGTCAAAGCGCAGCGCGGCGCGGTTGGTGGCCGGCACCAGCCCGGTCACGCGGCGCAGCCCGCACTGGATGAAGGGGTAGCCGAACGAGGCGGCCAGAAAGGCCCGCGTGAGCCAGTGGCCGCGCCCGTCGCTGGCGATGTGGATGTTGCAATCCACCGCACTAAACCCATCAAAGACGGTGACAGCCAGAAGGTTGTCATCCTCGTCCGCATGGCCGATGGCGCGCGCATCCTCCCGAAAGCCGATCACGCCGATCCGGTCGGCGGCCCATGCAATCAGTCGTTCATCGTCGCCATAAATTAGCCGGCTCATGCGTCACCTATACGGTAAATTGCCGCCATTTTATCGGTTTCGTCGGTCATCAGGTGCTAAATGTGTCGTTCTGTCCCGTGGCCACGGATTGCAGCGCCTGGAAGATTTGCAGCACGTCATCACGCAGCAGGTTGTAGTCCGCCATGGTCGGTGCGGCGGTCAACTTCTGGGATTTCATCTTCTTCATGCGGCCAATGACCGCCATTTCCTCCCTGCGCACCGCCGCGCGGGGGCGCGCGTCCTTGTCCTCGGGGGCAAAGCGGTCGCCAATCAGTTCTTGCAGGCGCTGCACCTGCGTCACGGTCAGCCCCAGCTTGTTGGCCAGTACCTTGACGATGGCGGTCTCGAGGTCGCCCCCCGATACCGCTTGATCGCGCGTGCCGCGCCCGCTGACTGACGAATTGAGGTCTCCGCGTCCCATATCACACCTGTTTCAGTTCATCGACCGTGCCGGCCATCGTCACCTGGGAGATGTCGGCGTTGGCATTGATCTCGATCTCCCACTGCTGCGCCTTGAAGCCGGACGGCAGGCGGGAGATGGCGTTGAGCGTGCTGGTGGTGTAGATCGGCCGCCCATCGGCGTAGACCGTGACCGACACGAAGCGCGCTTCCTCCACGCGGGCTAGGTCGTCGTGGTTGATAGCCATCTCGTTGATGGCCGTACTGTTGACATCCCCGTGGATGGTCGGGTTGCCGAAGATCGCCGCATTGGCGGCCAGCGCGGCGGCACGGGCGGCCTCGATGGCGGCCTGTTCCTCGGGCGTGGCCGTGGTGGTGCCCTCCACGAAGATCACCCCGAAGTTGGTCGGGGTCGGCAGGATGAAGCGCTTGGAGCGCCAGTTGAAGGTCTCATTCTCCTGGCCGACCGCATCCCACTCCACGATGTCCTGGCCGATGCACAGAAAGAGCGCCCCGGACTCGATGTCGTACCAGCTTGCGTCCGCGCGGTAGTTGGTGCGCTGTAGCGTGGCCTCCTGGCCGGTCAGGTCGATGATGAATGAGCCCTCGCGCGCGGTGCCCAATGGATCCACGTAGCGGTAGCTGGCGAGGTACTTGCCATAGAACTGGCTCGAGACGAAGCTCGCCGGCGAGGTTTGCAGCCACTGGTCCCGCGTCATGAGGTTGTCCGTCACCACGCGCGCGCCGCTGGAACTGGCCACCACGAGCCCATCCACGGACGGGTAGGCCACCGAATAGCCCAGATCGACCATGCCGCGCGAGTTGATGCACGGCAGGTTCAGTTCCAGTTTCTCGCTGGCCATCACGTCCGGGCTCTGCCCGCTGACCATGTAGGGCTGGCCCTTGGTGGCGACCACGACAGTCGTGCCGAAGGAGCCCAGCGCGACGATTTCATAGTCCATCGTCAGCACGTAGCCATCGGGCCACGCATGCGGGCGCCACGGCTCGCAGAACCACAGTTCCTTGCCCCGGAAGGCGGCCATCATGCCGCCGGGCAGGGAAATGAGCCCCTTGAGGTCGTCCGGCGGCGCGGTCCAGCCCATCGACGGCAGCAGTTCGGCCTGATCGGTCACGGGCACAGTGTCCACGTAGTTCGCGTTCGTGGCGGCGCGCTCGGCGATGAAGTACAGATCGGTGCCCGCGAGGGTTGTCTGCGAGCGGTAGATGCGCTGCTTGGTGATGGCGCGCCCGGCCGGCGGCGTGCGAAAGCCCGCGAGCGTCACACTCTGGCCGCTCTGCCAGTTGACTTGATTGGAGATGGGCGAGGGGGCCGATTCCTCCCCGAAGTCGGTCACTTCGGTATAGACGTAGAGCCGCGTGAACACGTCGCCCGTGCCGGTGCCGCCGATGGTCGCGGTCAGCGCGGCGGTGATGGCGGGCATGGCGAGCGGGTAGGTGGTACCCGCCACGATCATCTTGGGGGCGCCGTCCCCCATCACGTACAGGCGGTCATCCGCCACCGGGCCGGGCACCGCCTTGACTTCCTCGTCCCAGGCCAGCCAGTCGGCGCCGTTGCGGTAGATCGTCTTGATCTGCCCCTCGGGGATGGTGGTGATGCGCTCGATGAACTTGGCGCGCCGGTACGGCGACAGCGCGCCGGTATCGAGGCGCGCATTCACTGCGAGCTGGGCGGCGTTGTCGGGCAGTTGCCGCGCCTGGATGTGCGGCATCTCGCCCTGAAACCCGATTAGTTTGATGACCGCCATTCAGACCCCCATAAACCATGAACCCCCAGCAATCGACCACACCATGAACGGAAGCCGGGGAGCGGCGCCTTCCGTTCAAAGGCATGGCGACGGCTGGGGGCTATCGTCATGGGCGCCGCATCACAGCAGAGAGAGAGAGAGAACCACGCTGCGGCACGCCGCCATCTTACCGCATCATGGTCCCATCTTTATGCAAAACCTCTTAAAACTCGAAACCTTCTGAATAGAACGTCGCGGTGTTGCCGGCCCACGTAACACTCGGCTCGGTGAGTAGCGAGTAGTTGCCGGCCACGGCGGGCACTTTCCGTGCGCTCTGATGGATCACCCCGCCGCTGGCCGACCCTTTTAGGGAGTGGTAAATATGGGCATACGTGTTGCCCGTGGAGTCGTCGCGCCAGTACGCTGAGATGAGGTAATCCCCGCCTGCCGTGGAGTTGGCATTGAAATTCACCAGCAGGTCATACGCCGTCGCAATCGGCGGGATGTACACGCTCAAATTGGTCAGTGCGTACGCACTGCCGGCGTTGATGGTGGCGGAGCCCACCGGCGCGCCGGCCGCCGGGTAAATGGCAGACCGGCCGGCGTACCGGGTAGTGACCCCAGCATTCGCGCCGCCAATGCGGATTGGGCACAACAGGCACCAGTGGGTGTAGCCGGACGGGAGCGTGGGGCCGGAGGTCGTCACGCTGGCAATCAGCGCGACCGCCGTGCCGTTCCAGATTGCATAGATATAGACCCACTGCCCGGAGAAGTTGCCAGCCTGATCCCGGCCGCCCGCCGCCGGGCCGGCAGTCGTAAAGGTGACGGTCTTGTCGCCACCACTGCCAACGACCACGACATCGCCGGCAGCATTCTTGAGCGCCGCCGCATCGAAGGACAGCGTGACGGAGTTGACGGAGGATGAGCCGCCCTTTAGCCCGACATGCCAGTTGCCGCCGATCAACCCGGCATTCATCTGCGCCTTGTTCACGGCATCTGTGCCGGCCGTGCCGGTCGCCAGCCCGGTGATTTTATTGCCGCCCATAGGGATGTCGCCGGACATCGTGGCGCCCAGGCCGCCGGTGCGGAGCACGAATTCATTCGCCGCGGCCACGGTCCAGCGCACCTCCACGCGGTCATTGGCGGAAAACGCGAGCGGCGTGGTGCCCTCCTGGCCGCGCGTCACGGTCAGGGTGTCGGACGTGCGTGCCGTGCAGCGCATGATTTCCAGCGTGCCATCGGTCTTCACCACGGTCACGGGGCACCAGTCGCCCCCGCCCAGCACCGGGAACTTGGCGCCGCCCCCGGTTTGCAGCACCAGCGACAGATCGGTGTTGGTGATTGGTGCGGCCAGCGAACTGACGGCGTTGTTGGCGAGTTTCAGGGCCATGGCGAATCCTTAAATCTGTTCAATGCGGTACATATCGGTCTGGCCCTGCCGCACCAGTTGGGCGTAGGGGTGCGGCTGGGGGAATCCTGGGTTGGGGTTGTTGATGGACGCGGCGAAGCGCGAGAAAGCGCCAAAGCCCGCGTAGACCAAGGAAACCGTAAACCCGGTGGTCAAGTTCGTGATGCGCAGGTTCCCGGTGTAGGTCATGCTCGCAAGCCAGACCGCAGCGCCCCAGAAGGCAACGCGGATCGGTATGTTGTTCGAATCGACCTCGTAGGTGGTGGTGATTTCGATGGTGACGATGGATGAGCCAAGAAATGGCTCCTGCCCTGCCGGGATGGTGATGGCGCCCTGCTGCGGTCCAGGGTCGCCCACCCCGCTCAGGCTCCAGACATTCGTGGGCCACCGGAGCACCCAGCCGGCCGTGTAGAACTGCTTCCACACCCCGCCGTCCTTCACCCAGGCCGCCTTAACCGGCGTCCACGTGGCGCCGATCTTGATAAATAGCGACTTGACGAATTTCCACAGCCCGCCAGTCTTCACGTAGGGGACGAATGACATGGCTACACCTGATACCAGATATCGCCGTCAGCGCCGCCGGACGGGGCGCTGCTGCTGACCGTGCGGGCGCCGTAGCCGTTCTTGCCGCTGGCGACGGCCGCCGCGATGGCCGCATCCATCTGGCTCTTGGTCGTCGCATCCGTGCCGGCCGCGCCGTCCGCGAGGTTCTTGATCTTCTTCGCGCCCATGTCGAGGTCTTCGGCCATCGCATCGCCGGTGCGCTGGAACATGGTCTCGAAGGCGGCCTTCGTGGCGCGCAGTTCTACCCGGTCACCGGTGGCGAACGACAGCGCGGCGGTGCCCTCCTGGGCCCGCACGATGGTCATCAGGTCGCCCACGCGCTCGGTGCAGCGGGTGATTTCCAGTGTGCCGTCCACCTTGATGAGCGACAGCGGGAACCACTCGCCTGCGGCAGGGGTCGGGAACTTGGCGCCCTCGCCCGGCGTCACGCTGATGCTGACCCCGCCAGACGCGAGCGAGGCCACCAGCTTCGTTACTGCGTTGTTGGCGAATTTCAGCTTTGCCATATCAGCAATCCTTCACACGGAGTTGAAAGTCCACTTCCTTGACCCGACCGCCGGCCGTGGCCGCGACCACGGTAATCTTGTAGGTCTTGCCGGACACACCGCCCGACAGCCACACCTTGACCTCAAGCCCGTTCAGTTGGGTGGATTCGATCTGCACCCCATCCGGGTTATCCACAGGGTCATAGGCGGGGCTGACCGTGGCCTCGGCCGTGGTCACGAGGTCGCCGTCCGGGAGCCACGGCGAGAAATCAAGGCCATAGTCCCGCTGGTCGGCGGGTTGCTTCATCTGTACGCCCAGCATCGCTACTCCTGTCAGACCCTGGCCGCGTCATACGGCACGCGCAGGGTGGTGTTGTCCTTGGGCACGCGCATCACGCACGAACGGTGCGCGTCGCTCCACACATCGGGGATCGCCGGCGGGATCGGCAGGCCGTGGCTGGCTACCATGACCATCTCCGCGAGCCCGGCCGCGTAGGTGATGCTGGCCGGCACGGCGTAGGCCGACATCTCCATCGCCGCCTCGCCCCCGGCCGTCACGCCCAGGCGCGCAGCGCCCACCGCATCCATCGTCATGGCCGCCATGCCGGTAATGGCGCCCAGGATGGTCGCGTTGCCGGTCGCCGCCATGCTCATGGCCGCCGTGGCCGTGCCCGCCACCAGCCCAAGCTGCGCCGCGCCATCGGCGGCCATCGTCATCGTGGCCGTGCCGGCCCCGTAGAACGTGTCCCAGCCGTTGAGTGCGGTGCCGTTGAGCGGGTAGCGGTTCATTACGTGAGCGAGACCGTCAGCGTGTTGATGTCGAACAGGATCACGTCACCGACCGCGATGGTGCGCGGGGTGGACAGCACGCCATAGGTAATCAGGTTGCCGCCGGTCGGCGCATCCCAGACCCCGTAGTGGGTCACGGTGATGCTGGCCGCGCCATTGTTGTTGGGGAACGTGATTTGCTTGGCGTTGCGGCACACCCCGTTGGTGTCGGCCGCCGACCAGCCTGCCGACACGCCGCCCGCGCCCACCGAGGCATCGCGCCGCGCGTAGCCGGGCCATGCCGCGCCGCCGGTCTCGTTGGCGCCGGCTGGGCCGGGGTCGGCCGTGTGCAGCGACACGTAGGTCGCGGTCGGCGGGGTGATAGCCTGCCCGCGCAGGATGCAGTTCATGACGTTCTGGCGGGTAACGGTCGATGCGGCGGCCATGGCGGCTCCTTACAAGAAATTGGCTTTGGTGCGGATCGGGCCAAGCTGCTGGCCGGCCTGCTGGAGTGACTTCTTGCCCAGCGCCTGATCGAACTTGCCCTGGTAGTAGACCGCCCGTTCCGGGTCGGAAAACGACTGCTTGGGCAGCATCAGGATGCCGGCGGCCGCGCCCCAGCCGATGGTCTGGCGGTACTGGCGGGCGAGGAAGTCCGGCACCTGCTCGGCGTCCTCGCTCGGCTTGAGGATGAGCGACACGTCGATGGTGCCCGGCGGGGTCTGGTTCGACTGCGGCACGACGCGGATGGAGTCGTAGCCGATCTGGGTGAACCATTTCGGCTGGCCTTCCCACAGACGTTCCGTGCTGCGCCAGTCCGGGTAGCGGTCATCCAGCCAGCCGACCGTGGCCGGGTCCAGCCGCATGCCGTTCCAGTCGCAGCGCTCGATCTTGACGATGACCGATTCGCCCGGCGCGCACAGCAGGTTCGGGTCTTCGCCCAGGTCGAACGAATCCTCGAAGCGCCACAGCAGCGTTTCCTCGCAGAAGGCGATGCAGGCGTTGCGGATGTGCTCGTGCGCGACCGGCTCCGGCACGCCGGGGCACAGCGGCAGCACTTTCGTCAGGAAGGTGTCGAGGTCGGTCATCATGGGTGGTTCGCGTTCGGGCTGTTGGCCGTGGTGGTGGCGTTGTTGTCCGTCACCGCGTCCACGAACGCCTGATAGTGCGCAGCGGCAATCGTGCCGTTGCCAAACTCGGAATCCTTGGACAGACAGCGGAACACCATGTAGTGCACCAGCACGTTGATGTACTCCGCCCCCATGTCCAGCGTGTCGCCCTCGGCGACCAGCGCCGGGGGCAGTTCGGAGAACAGCGCCTCGAGCTTCACGTCCGCCACGGCTGGCGGGTAGATATAGAAGATCGACGGCGAGCGCTCGTCAAACGAGAAATGCTTGATGGTGCTGGCCGCCTTCATGGTGTGCCAGTCCGGGTTCTGGTCGTCCAGCAGGCGGCGCTCCACGCGGCGCACGATGCGGCCCGGCGTCGTGCCGGTGGTGCCCATGTTGCGCACCACGTCCAGCAGTTCGATGCCGCCGGCCGGCAGCGTCTGCGCAGTGCCGGCAACCAGCGTCACGTTGCCGCGTACCGCGCGCGCGGCGGGCCGGCGCACGATGGTCTCCCGCGCCGCGTCGTTGGCCCATTGCAGCATCTCCGGCACGGTCCAGCGGACATGCGCGATGTCTTGCAGGATGTTCGAGGTCCGGCTGATGAGGTCGGTAGCTGCAATGGGCATGACGACTTACTCCCCGGCCTTGCCGGCGACCTTGGCGCGCAGGTTCGCCAGCAGCATCGTGCTCGGCGGAGCCTTGCCGAACAGGGTCTTGTACTGCGTCGCCAGCGCGGCGCGTTCTTCTTCCTCGGTCAGCGCCTGGGAATTTTCCAGCGTGGCGCCCTGGCCGGCGCTGTCCTGGCCGTCTTCCACCGGCGGCAGCCCCTTGGCGGCTTCGTCGGCGGCCGGCGGCGCTTCCACGGCGGGCGGCGTGCCCGGCGGCGGCAGGGTCAGCGGGATCGGGGCGCTCGGCAGGGAGGCCAGCGTGGGCACGTCCGCGATGATGCCGTCCGCGATGTCCTCGATCACGCGCTCGATCTTCACGTCGCGCATGTCGGCGGTCATCTCGTTCCAGTTCTCCACGGTCAGGCCGGAGTCGGAAAAGGCGCGGCCGACCAGCGAGCCCAGCGCGTAGACCGTGCCGTCGATGTCCACGTTCGGCGGGAACACGTTGGAGCCGACCAGCAGCGAGACATCGACCTCGGGCACGCCCGCGCCTTCGTCCACCACGGCGCGTTCGCGCTCGGCGAACATGGCCTCCACGCCCTCGGAACCCGGCGTGCGCACCAGCCGGTAGCCCTCGGAAATCTGCATGAAGCGCTGCAAGTGCGCCTCGTTGATGACGTCAGCCACGTGCCGGCCGTGCTCGTCCGGGGCAAAGTGGTAGGTCTTGCCGGGCATTTCCACGATGGAGCCGCCCTCTCGCTTCAAGATGCATTCAACTTTCATGATTCCCTCTCTTGCTGTTAGAAAACAGGGGGCACGATGGCCCCCTGGTCGTAATGCGCGTGCCGGGGGTGTTAGCCCTTAGACTGCGCGGTAATCAGCCAGAATGCGGAACTTCTGGCCGGCGGCGGCCAGCGTGGCCGCAGCGGTGGTGATTTTAATCCCGATGGAGCGGTCCTTGTCGCTGGCGGCGACGAGGAAACCGTTCTTCGCGGTCATCTCGGTGGCGGTGCCGGCTTGGCCGGCGGTCGATGCCGAGAAATACTCGTTGCCGCAGGTGCGCGCGCTCACCTTGTCGCCCACGTCGCCCGACATCAGGCCCACATCGAACACAATGGCGGGCGAGCCGCCGGTGTCGATGTCATCGGGCAGCAGCCACATGCGCGAGATGGCATTGCCGGCCGGCAGCACGCCAATTTCGATGATGTCGTTGGCGATGGGGGTCACGCCAGCTTCGAGCGCGTATTCGAACAGTTGCGAGACCACGACGCCAGCGCAGCCGGCATTCGGCGTGGTGCGTTGCTGGGTGGCCCAGGCGGATTGCAGAATGGTCATGATGTTTCTCCGAAGTCAGATTCAGGTGGAACCGGGAGGGGCCGAAGCCCCTCACCATGGCTCTTAGCTGTGCTTCTTGGCGGCCACGTCGATGGACAGCACGCCGAAGTCCTTGTTGTTGAAGCGGGCCTTCTTCATGCCGGCGATGAAACCGGCGGAGATGGCGGGCTCGTTCTCGTAGTCCTTCGTCGTTTCCTTCCAGTCGTAGCGCAGACCGTTGGCCGAACCGTAGGCGATCACGCCAGCTTGGCGACCCATGAACAGGGCGCGCGAGGCCAGCACGTTGGCGCCCGCGCCGTAGTCCGAGAAGCGGATGGCGTTGCGGTGCTTGTGCAGGATCACGTTGTTAATCATGCCCAGCCCGCCCTTGAAGATCGGGTTGTTCTTGCCTTCGGCAGCGGCAGCGGCCTTCTGGAAGTCGGTCCACGTGCCGCCGGCGGCGGTGCGCAGGTCGGTGGCCGAGTATTCGGACATCACGCAGACGTAGTGCTCCGCGCCTTCCACGGTGGTCGGCACCATGTTGGCCGTTTCCGGGTTTTCGGCCTGCATCATGCCCGCGCGCTCCACGGCACGCTCGATCACCAGCGGGCTCATGACGTCGCCGGCGGTCAGCGTGGCCTTGGAGGTTGCCGTGCCGCCGTACAGGATGTGGTCCACGTCCGGAGCATCGAATGCGTTGCCAGCAAAGCCCGTGAAGTCGGTGGCTTCGATGAAGTCGGCATTGACGCCACGCGCGCCCGACAGGTACATGAACAGCAGTTCGTCGGTCAGCTTGTAGAAGTAGTCGCCCAGGCGGTCACGGGCGATCCGGCGGATGTTGTGGACCGTGCGCTTGCGCGACATGCGGCCACCGGCGGACACGGCGTGGCGGACTTGGTCGATCTTCACCTCGTCCTGATAGAACTTGAGGCTTTCTTCCTTGCCTTCGACGCGGTTGTCGCCGTAGGTCGGCTTGCCGCGCAGGTGCACCGACAGGTCGAACGTGATGCGGTCGCCCGCGTCCTGCTCGAGTTCGGTCTTGCGCTGGATGACGGAGTTGTCGGAGGTGCCGATGAAGCGCGCTTCGAAGTACGACTTCTTGCGGATGTCCACGGCGAGGTCGGCAGACCAGCGCTTGACGGCTTTCGGATCACCAAACGGGATGGTGGTGGTAGTCATGGATGTGCCTCATGAAAGTAGTGGAAACATTTCACGACGCACATCCTGCGCTATCGTTGCCGCGATTATGTGTGTTTTGGCATCACTTGGCAACAGATAGGCGAAGATGGGTGAACTATGCCGGGGAAAGCCCGACTTTGGCCGCCATTTGGGCGGCGTTGGACGGTTCCACGCGGTTGATAGGGACCGATTTGTCGGCCTTGATCGACAGCCGGGCCGTATTCCCGCTCTTGGATTCGAGCGTGATAACGGCGTAATCGCCGATCTTGACCGATTCTCCCGGCTTGATGTCGAGTTTTAGCATCCTGGCCCCTATCTACCCCGTGTGATTATTACTGCCCAGCGTCCATCGCCTTTATTACTCCACGATGTACCAGTCATCTGCCAGCGCATCGGAACCCGAAGGCGCCCAGGTACTTACCGTGTTGTCGGCGCCCTTGAGCGCGAGGTAGGCGTTGTACGGCACCATGGCGCCTTCGCCAAAGTGGCTCTTGGCCGCGCCCGTCTGGGCCGGGTAGCTGGCGGCCGGCACGAGGTAGACGAATTGGCCCTTGCCGTTCCAGCCCTTGCGTGCGACGGTGCGGCCGGACTTGAGCGCAGACAGTGCGGCGCCGAAGTCGTTGGTGTGGCGGTAGCGTGCGTCGAACGCGATAGGCTGGGCCACCACTGGCTGCGCCGGACCGTCCACCAGCCCACCGATGGCCGCATGCATGGCCTCGCCCATCTTGCGGCCGACTTCTGGCATCTGATTGCCCGCCACGGCACTCGCCAGCGCGGGCATGGCCAGTTGCTCGAGGGTCTGGCGGATGAATTCTTGGCTCATGGTCAGTCCTTGGCGGCTTCGGTGGCCGCGTCGCGGCGGGCCTGCCCTTGCTGGTAGGGCATCCATTCTGCGTAGCGGCCGATCACCTTGCCCTCCGCGTCGGTAGACGGTTGTTCGTCGCCTTGTAGCAGGCGGCACGACAGCACCGGAAACATCTGGCCATGCATGTCGATCACCAGCAGGTTGACGCAGGTATCGCCCCACACGGCGATGATGGTTGCGTCCAGCGGCTGGGCGTGCTCGCCCGCAATGGCCGTCATCGGCTTCGGGCCGCGCAGGTCTTCCGCGCTCGGGCGATACCAGACCTTGCGGCCAACGGTTGGTTTAATCATGTTCTCTCTCTCCGTCATTGGGTTGAATGGGTGGACCTAAGCCCACCCGGATGATACCCGCGCGGCTATCAGCCGTGGGCGAGGTATCGGTCCCGCTCCGACTCCGACATCCGCATCAGCGCTTCCTCATGCGCCTCCCAATTCGACTCGCGCAGGCGATCCAGCGCGGCGAACTTGCCGCTGTCGGTGCTCACGTCCTCGCCCGCGCTGGCCGGGGCATTGCGCAGGGTCTGGGGCGCGGCCGGCTTGCTACCCTTGAGCGGACCCTTCTTGTCCTTGATGTCCGCCTTCGGCTCGGCAACCTTGGTCTTGGCGGCCACACCCAGATCGGCTTCGACCATCTGGTGCGCCTTCTCGAAGATTTCCATCGCGCTCAGACCCTGGGAGGCCGGATCGGCGCCGACCTGCCGCACGAAGTGGTCCAGTGCCTGATAGCGCACGGTGCTGGAGCCATACTCGGGGTGCGTCTGCGTCGTGAAGTGCTTGACCTGGGCCTTCCAGTTGTTGACGTGCTGCTGCTGGTAGGCGTCGCGGGCCATCTCGGCCTTGTCCACGGCGCGCTCGAGCTTGCGCTGTTCCTCGCTGATGGCCTCGAGCTTCTCGTGGTACTCGGACGTGGTGATGTCGCCATTCTCGTAGGCGTCGAGCGTGGCCTTCTTGTCGTCCTTGAAGGCTTTCAGGCGGGCTTCGTGGTTCTCGGGGAATTCTGCGACGAGGATCGGCTCAATGATCTCAGGCGCGGCAGCGGCGCGAGATGCGGCGGCATCAGCGCCATCGCCATCGCCGCCGCCGTTGCCAGCATCATCGCCGCCCGCTGCGTCGCCGTTCTCGGCTGCGCCAGCCTTTCCTGCGGCATCCACTGCGGCACCCTCGTCGCCCTCGCCTGCTGGGTCGCCATCGCCTTCGCCGCCTTCCTTGCCCGCTGCTGCACCTTTGTTGACATCGGTTTCCCCCTCGGTTTCGGTATCGCCTTCCTGGGCGGCCATCGACGCGCGCAGGCTTTCGCCCAGCGTCAGCGTGGTGCCTTCGTCGTTCGGCTCGTTCAGCAGCGCTTCGCGCTCGGCCGGCTCAAGGTTGTCCAGTTCTTCCTGCGTGTAGGTGGTCATGCTGTCCTCTCTTGGTGGTGAAAGTGGTAGTTACATGGCCGGCGGGACTTCCCCGTCCGGCGGCATCATCGGGGGCAGGCCATCGGCCGGGCCCATGGGTTCCGCCGGCGGGGCGGCGGCTTCTTCGCCCATGCCCGGTAGGCCGTTGGGCACGAAGTTCTTGGGGCGGAAGGGTGAAGCCATCGGATCGGCGTCGGTCGGCATGGCCGCGCCCGTGAACCCGGCTTCCTCCAGCAGCGCATCGGCCACGCCAGCGACTTCCGGCATGAACGTGGCGACTTGGCCGGCATCCATGGCGCCCTGGATGCTCTCGATGTTGGTCTTGACGGTCTGCGCGTCGATCTGCGCGGCCTTGGACGACGACAGTTTGGCGTCTGCGATGGCCTTGATCGCATCGGCCTCGGCCTTCTTGGCGTCCGCCTCGGCCTTCTTGGCCTTGGCCTTGGCCTCGGCCAGCGTTGCCATGGCGAGGTCGTCGTTGTACGCGGCCTGCTTGGCCTGGGCCTCGGCCTTCTGGATTTCCTCCGGGGTCGGCTCGGTCGCGTCCGGGTCTTTCTGGCCGTTGATCTGGCGGATGCGCTTGACCAGTTCGTCGCGGTTCTGGATGTCCAGCGACTCCACCAGCAGGTCCATCATGCTGACGACCATCTCCGGCGGCAGTTTGGTGGCGAGGTCCATCAGTTCGGCGGCGGCGGCTTGGCGCATGCTGGCGCGCCAGTCCACCTCATCCACGATGAAATCAGCCTTGGTCCGCGTGATGTCGTTCTCGGGCAGGCTGTCATTGACGTTCACATACTCGGGCTGGCCGCGCGAGTTGGTGATGCGGAACTGCTTTTCCTCGGTCATGAACTGTTCGATCAGCGACAGTTCCTTTTCCCCGTGCATCTGGTAGGCCAGACGCAGGTTATCGAAGATGCCGGACGTGCCGACTGAGCCCTGCTCCTGGCGCGCCTCGATGGCGACGCCCGACACGGCATTGGTGGCGCGGCCCAGCAATTCGTCGGTCACGCCGCCCACCTGCTGGATCATCTGGATGGAGCGGCTCGCCAGTTCGAGATGCGCGGGCGCGAGGTCGCGGTCCACGTCGATCTCCAGCGCCTTGCCGGGGTTCTTCTCGATCACCGAATCCGGGCGGGCGACCTCGGCGCGGAATTCCTCGATGTCATCGACCGCGCCCTTGTCCATGATGACTTTGGACGAGGACAGGATGTAGAGCGTCTTCGACATCCGCTTGTTCACATCGTCCTGCATGCCACGCATGAAGCGGGTCACGCCATACGGCAGGCCATCGCGCGCGCGGCGGTAGCCCCAGACCGGGGTGAACGGGTAGCGGTTGTGGCGGTACGGGCTCGGGCCGAACGTCAGCAGGGCCTCGGTGGTCATGATGGCGCAGTGCATGCGCATCATCGGGCCGGTGGCGACCTCGGCACGGCCATAGGCCACCTCAAGCTGGTGGCGCTCGTCCTCGGCGTCGTAGACCTCGCCCCGGAAGTCCGAAGAGCGGCCCTTGAGCTTCTTGACCGACACGGGCTTGCGGAACCAGCACTCGATCAGGCGCACGCGCTTGCGCGAGTATTCGAACGAATCGCGCATGCCCCCGGACATGCTGCGCTCGTACTCGCGGCTGTCCATCGGGTCATCGCCGTCCTCGTCGTCCGCGCCCCAGGTCTCGTAGCCATCGGTCGCGGCTTCTTCCAGCGCGGCCTGCCGGTCCGGGAACATGGCCACGGCCACGTCGAGGTCCACCCATTTGGTGCGGAAGATGTATCGGCAGTCTTCCATGCCGACACGGCGGTAGGTGCTGTCGAACAGGATGTTGCGCCACGACTCGGCGCCGGAGTAGATCGGCTCCCCGTCATCCTCGTCCTGATACTGCGTCTCCAGCCAGCCGATACCAGCCTTGACGGCTTCCTCGAACGCGCGCGACCGCTCATAGGCGGTGTGGTTCACGTCCGAAAGGTACTTCATCAGGGCTGTCTTGCGCTCGGCGGGCTTGCCGTCCGGCTTGCGGCGCGGGAGGATTTTGAAGTCCACCCGGCCCCGCTTCTCACTGCCCAGAATCCAGTTGATCGACTGGCTGATGACGTTGTAGACCGTGGGCGCCTGCCCGCGCTCGCGCAATACCTCGATCTCGTCCTCGGACCACTGGATGTTGTCGTAGTAGTCCTCATCCACCGCCATCTCCGCCCGGTTTTCCTCCTGGCGATCCAGTTCCTGCCGGTAGAAGCTGACCAGCTTCTTTTGGAGGGTCTGGTGGATGTCGTTGTCCAGCGGGTGGACCGTTGTTGACGGGTTGACGGCACCGGCCGTCGCGGCGCCCTCGTCCGGGAAGGCGGACTGTACGCGGGTCGAGTCGGTGTCGTTAATGTCGAACAATGGTCACTCCTATGGACGGTTTAAGCCTGGGCGATGGGGATATGGTCCAGAAGTTCGATAGACCGGCTGGGCCCGCCCCCGAACTTAACACTGCCCGATGCGCCCACCACGGTCTCGGTCGGGTCTTCCGGCAGCGTGATGAGGTCCAGCAGGTGGTCGAAGATCATCCCGTGGATTCTCGTGGCCGTTGCCATCACGTTGCTGTCAAATCCCAGCGTTTTGGCGAATTCTAGCGACATTTGGGCCGCGTAGCGCGGATTTGTCCACTTATAGGCGTGCTGTAGCAGCACCACGCAGGGTTTGGTGACGCTGCGCACGGCCGGCACCAGCACCAGACAGGGCTCGGTGTCGTCGGAGTTGTCGTCCGTGGGGGCGTAGTACCACGTGCCATACAGGCGGAACTCGCCCAATTCGCGGACGAAATGGTGGCGGGTCAGGTCAAGGGCCGGGCGGGCGGCCTCAATCACATGGCTGGTCATTGCTTTTCCCCGAAATTGACAGAAATTTTCTCATTTTCGCCGATGATGCGCGCCATACGCATATGAACCACAGCGGAGTGGATGGCGTCGTCCAGTGTGGCGGCCTGCCCCTCCCCATCGCCATAGCAAACCGACACGTGCGTCGCGCCGTCCGGGCTCAGAAATTGCCAGAAAAAGTCATCCCGCGTCACATCCCAGCGCATAGCGGCGCGCTCGGCAGGTTCGAGGCTCGCCAGTTCCTCATCCGTTGGGTTGTGATACTTCGGGAGCTGGTCCTGGGCCTGCGCCACTACGGGGTCGTCCAACTCGGCCGCGTCGTCCTGCACCCTCCACTCCAGCCGCACGCCCGCGTAGGCGGCGCGGGTCTCGGGGAAGGTGCTGTCGGTGCACAGGTCGAACTCCTTCATGCCGGTCAGTTTCTGCCAGCCCTCGGGCTCGGCGGGCTCCGGCGCAAAGGGGTAGCCCTCGTCGCGCTCGATGCCGTCCGCCATGAGGCGCAGCAGCTTGGCGACCACGGGCACGGCAAAGCGGCGGTCATGCGGCAGGTTGGGCGCCTCGATCACGATGGCGATGGCGCGGCCGGTAGGTTGGTCCATGGGTTCCTCTCTCTGGTAGGTCAAGCAACGCGCCAGCTACGGCGCGACGGCGCGCGCGGCTTGCTGCTGCGCACGTTCATGTTGATGAGGCGCCCGGCATACGCCTGCCCAAGCTGGCGCAGCGCGTCGGCCGCTTCGCTGTGGCCGTGGGTCTTGTCCGGGATGCTGCTCCACGTCTTCAACTGCGGGCTCCACTTCTTGCGGTACAACTCGATGTGCCGGATGCCCTCTTTGCACTCGGTTTCATCGAAGTACAGCAGCGGGAACACGTCGCGGGTCTGCGAGATACCCCAATTCACGTCATCAATGACTGGCACGACTTCGAAGCGGTGGCCGGGCATCAGGGTCTCCAGCATCTGCTTGGGGCTCTTGTTGGTGGTCTCGCCCTGGCGCACGTGGTCCGCGTCGTGGGGCAGGAAATGCTGTTGGAACACCAGCCCCAGCCCTTGCAGCCACGTGGCGAACGTCGCGTAGGGCTCGCCCCAGCCCTCTTTGAACCGGATGGCGTGCCATTCGTTGTCGATCACCTGGAACACCCAGATCGCGGTGCCGTCGCTGTGGCCGATGTCCCAGAACGTGAAGCACGGGATGCTAGGCAGGACTGGGATGCGGGTCTTGAAGCGGCCTTCGCTGCGTGCCGTGGCGATCTGCTTGGCGTAGTACGTGCCTTCGGTGCTCACCTTGAATGGCTCCTGTGGGGTGGATGGGTACTCGCGCCACATCTTTTCTTGGTCGCCGGAGAAATCCGCGTCGCGGGTCGCCACGTACCACGCGCGCTGTTCCGCGTCCAGCTTGGTGCGCATCTTCCCCTCGACCTCAAGGAAGTAATCGTTGTCGGCCTGGGTGATGAGCACGCCCGCCGGGCTCATGCGGTAGTTGGGTTCCTGCCACCACGGGTAGAAGTGGAAGCGGTAATCGCGCTGGGTCAGCACCTTGCGCGTGTCATGCAGCGCCTGGGCCTTCTCGCACATGTCGAAGAACTCGCCCGCCTGCCCCTCGGCGGTGGATTCGATGATGACGATGCCGGTCTTCGGCACGGCCGGAATCGAGCCCGTCACCACTTCGTCCGCCTTGTCCGGGTGCTTGGCGGAAATCTTGCCGAACTCGGACACGTGCAAGCGGTGGATCGTGCCGGAGCGCACGGAGGTCGCCACGCGGATGCTGCTGTTGTTGTGGGCGAAGTGGATTTCGCTCTTGGTGCAGGACGTGAGCGGGAATTGCGCCAGCAGCGCCGGCGGCAGGTTCTCGTAAGCGAATTTCACCTTGTCCCGAAACAGCGCCTCTGCCGTCTCGCGGTCCTGCGCGATGATGCCGCACCGGCCATTGGCGTTGAACAGCGCGTAGTCCAGCCACATGATGCAAATGAGCGTGGTGAAGCCAAGTTGGCGCGCCTTGAGGATGATGTTGCGGTGCCACTGCCGGGCGATGAACCGGCGCTGGGCCCGGTTGGGGCGGAAGGGCAACACTAGCCCCTCGTCGTCGCTGTCCCCATCGCCCTTGATGAGAATCTTGTAGAGGCGCCCAGAGCACAGCCGCCACATAGGGTCCGCGAGGCACTTTTTCAGTTCCTCAGGGTCCGTAGGCAGGCTATCTTCCTCGATATCGAGGGAAATCCGGGTCATCTTCGGTCATTTCAATGCGATGCCCGGATACTACAACATCACGTTCGCGTCGTGTGACCTACCCTTGCGCCAGCCAGTTCGCGGCATCGGCATAGGGCGGGGTGCTGCTGGTCACGGGTGATGCCCCGATCATCTTGTAGATGGTGAAGGCGCTGGCGGATGGGCTGATGAAACGTGCCGGGTCCACCACATTGTTGATCTTGATCGCCTCGTAGCCGATGGCCTGGGCGTGCAGCCCGTCATCGGTCCACGCGGGCACCTTCCACAACCCGGAATTGCGCGCGCTCTCCCACTGGTCGGCGATCTCGAAGTAGCCCTGCCAGCCGGCGAGCCCAGCGCGGACGGCGTTGTTGACCTGCACGCGGACTGCGGCCCCCGTGCGCGGGGTCTGGTTGCCGGTGGTTGCCCACTCGTCGGTGGAATCGGTGTCTGGCCCGAAGGTCTGGCCGAAGATCGGCTTGCCGGTGGCGTACTTGGCCTTGAAGGCGGCGAGGCGCGACAGCACGGTCGCCATGTCGGCGCCGTTGCGGATGTCGTTCTGCCCCAGCGCGCAGACCACATGCGTGACGTAGGGCCCGATCATGTCCGTCAGCAGACTGCCCGCGTCGTTGGCGTTCTGCGCGGTGCGCCCGTAGGCCGCCAGCAGGGTGTTGCCGATGGTCGGCGCGAGGCTGGGGGTGATGGTGCCGTTGTCCGGCCCGTAGGGCAGGCCGCCTTCGTTGTTGAACCCGCCAGACGTGGAGCTACCGATCACCAGCACCGATGGGCCGGTGGTCTGGCCGACGATGGCCGAAGGGCCGTAGATGTAGGTCGGGAACAGGTTCTCGTACGTCCCGCCCATGGTCTTGTTGGTGATGCCGGACGCGCCCGATTCGCGGAACTCTCCATAGTCGTAATCGCGCACGGTGGTCATGCGCGCGGCGATCACGCCGACTGCGTTGGTAGCGTAGCTGTGCACCCAGAAATGGGCGCCCTTGGGGATGGCGACCGTGATGTCGTCGGTCCACAGGCCGCCGCCGTCCGGGATCACGCCGCCGGCCACGCCGCTGAACTTGGCCTGGGTGTACGTGCCCTGCGGGTACTCGACTGAGGCCCAGATCGGCATGGTTGCGCCCGTGGGTTCGCCGAACTCCTTGCAGTTCAGGAACAGCATGCGGAACGTGCTCAGGTCCGCCGTGGCCGTGCAGCGCTTGCGGTTGCCCATCTGCAAGCTGCCCGACTGGAAGAATGGGATCAGCCCGCCCGTGGCCGCCAGTCCTGGGTACGGCGTCAGCTTGGGCCCGAAGACCATGGCCCCCGGCTGGAACGTCTGCCCCGCCGCCCAGGTGGCGAGCCCCGCGCCACCGCCCGATCCGCCTGCTACCGCGCGCAGTCCCATGTCAGTTCCCCTCGCCAACCGTCACCCGGACCGTGGCTGTGGTGTCGCTGATGAATGCCATCTGGCTGGTGTCGTTCGGCGGCGTGAAGACCTCGACCGTGCCGCCCAGCATCGGCACCCCGTTGTCGATGGTCAGGCCGGGTGCCGCGCCCCATGCGAATGCGATGTTCCCGCCACTCACGAGTACGCGCACGGTCGCGCCCAGCCGCGTGGTGCTGGGCAGGGTCAGGACTTGGACGCTGGAAGTGACTGCGAGGGTGCGCTGGGCGTCCGGCGTGGGGCCGGAGGCTTCGGCGGGCGAGAATGGCTTGTCCACGGGCAATCTCCGAAGATCGGGGAAGTTGCCCGCACTTTACAGGATGATGACTGCGGAATCTATTACGTTGGCGTCATCTCACGCTCGCACGCGAGGTAGGCGCGGTGCCAGTCCTCGGCCTCGGCTGGGTCGCCCAGCCTGCCCTCCACCGCGCGCCGGCGGGTCATGGCCGCCGCCTGCCGGATGGTGATGGCCACGGCCCCAAGCTCGATGGCCTTGGCGCGCTTGCCTTTCGCCACGTCGAAGTGCTCGGTAGGGCGCCCCGACTTCTGTATCCAGCGGGGTTGCAGGCCAAGCTGGCGCGCCATCCACATCAGTTCCTCGCGGCTGTCCGCGATCATGTGGGACATCTTCATCATGCCCAGGCGGCCTAGCTCGTGCTCGTGCATGTCGTCCACGTAGATGGTCATGGGTTAGCGCCCCGGAGTTTTTCGAGGTTGGCGGCGAGACCGGCCATCTTGTCGGCGGGGATGGCCTCACTCAGCATCACCAGCATGGCCTTGAAGTTCTCATCCCGCGCCGTGCGCTGCATTTGCTCAAGTTGATCCACCGCGCTCTGTGCCTGCGCGTGCAATTCGATGATGTAGAGACCCGAATCCGCCATGATTTCATTGGCGGCGCCAGCCACGCGCGCCATGTGAAGCTGGCCGGCCAGCATGCGTAGCAGTTCGGTTGCTCGGCGCATGGTGCGCACCACTTCATGCTGGGTCAGGGCGTGGTTGGGCCGGCCCAATTCATCACGATAGGTCTTGGTCATGGGCGCTCCCCTTTGTAGAGCCCGGCCAGCATCTCCGGCGTCGTCATCCCGCCCAAGGCGTTGACCTTCTCCTGGATGGCCAGCCGCTGCTCATGGGTGAGGCTATCCATCGCAACGGCCATCCTCTCGGCCTCGCGCTGCGCCGGGCTGGGCCACTCACGGGCCTCGAAGTCCATCCACCAGCATTGGCCGCCGCGCTCGAACAGATGTCGCACGAAGTCGCACGCGGCGACTTTGCTATCCGCCCGGCAGGTGAATTCCATCTCGGCGTGCCTGCCCTTGGCGGTCACGATATAGGTCTGCATGGTCACATCTCCCAGGTTCGGCACAGCATCATGGATAGGACAGCCGGGTAGGTCCACTTGCCCGGCGCGCGCTGGCGCCTCGGGCTCGGCAGGACGATGAAAGCCGGTGCGGTCTGGTAGCCGATGATGCGCATCGGCGTCTCGCGGGTGCCATCGCGCTCCAAGAACTGGTAGAAGCAGACCATACCGTCGCTCTCAGCCCTGTGGATAACTGGCTTCGGCGTCAGCCGGTGGCGGGGTTCGTAGAGCCTCATGCCTGCTCCCTCCAGTAACGGGCACGCATGATGTCGCGGCGGCCCTCGAAATCGCGGCGCACGGACCGTTTCACGTACTCGCGCAGGATGGTCTTGACGCGGCGGATGGTCTTGAATCGCATCTTCATCATTTCCCCCGCTGTCGGAGGTTGCGGACCGTCAGCCCCAGGTTTGCGCGCTCACACCATTCCTCGCGCTCCACGTCACGGCCCGTGCTGTAGCCAGTCTTGTAGCCGATCCAGAAGCCCAGCAGGGCCACGGCAAGCAGCGGCGCGGTGGTGGCGATGATCTCAAGCATCTCAGCCCCCCGTCAGTTCGCGGCGCAGCTTGCCCAGCATCACCAGCGCCTGCTCGCGGTTGCCGCCCAGCACCAATTGCTCGATGTCGTCCAGCCGCGCTATCACGTCGCCGTACAGGTACGTCACCAGCCGGCGCTGCGCAACCTCTTGGGCGGTGCTATACGTGGCCGGCAGGGCGTCGAACTCCGTGCCCAGCGTCACATATAGCCGGTAGCGCTGGGTAAAACTTGGCAGGTGGGACCGCTCGATATCCACATCCAGCACGCCCACGTGCGTATCCGTCAGCGCGAACTGGTCCACCCGCGCGGCGTCGTGGCGGCGGTGCGCCTTGATCTGGTCAATCAGCTTCATGCTTATTTCCCCCCTCTCTGTTTGCGGCGGATGCTGTCCAGCCATGCGGTGTGGGCGGCCTTGTTCTGCGCCGCCTGCTTACGCTGCCGGGCCTCGCGTTCCTCGCGCCGGCTGGTGTGGGCCGCCTCGATCAGCGCTTGGTCGAAGTTGAACTTGACGCCATCCAGCTTGCCCAGCGTGCCGGTGCGCAGTGTCTGGCCAGCCTCGGACCAATGCACGGTGACGAAGGTCTCGCCCGCCGGTATCTCGCTGTGGGCGAACTCGAACACCCGCCACACGTAACCATCGCGCACCAGCCGGGTCTCGAAACCGTCATACACGCTGGCCGGGTCGATCCCCAGCGCGGTCGGCCTGGGCCGCTCGGCGATGTACTTGAGCATGGCCGGGCTCGGCGGCCAGTGCTCTGGGTCCATGAAATCGGTCCACGCCAGCCGTGGCGTCAGTTCGTCCGCCCTCAGCCGCGTCCAGCACGTGCTGGCCGGGTCGATGAACTCGTCGCGCAGGTCATTCTGCATCGCTTCTCTCCTTACGAGGTTGGCCGCCGTGCCACGCATGCAGCCACAGCAGGCCCAGGTAGAACCAGAACGGCATTGCATTCTCCATGTCCGTTATTGGCTCCGATGGTAATGGAAACGGGCGAGTCCATGTGACTGGCCTCGCCCGCGCTACTTTGTTGCTTGCCGCCTCGCGGTGGCTGTTCAAAAGATTGCGCGCCGCCGGTTGCGCGCGCAATCTCATGCCTTAGAACGGAATTTCGTCAAACTCTTCTGCCGCGCGCTTGGCATCCTCGCCAGTCAGTTGCTGGAGCAATTTGCACGCGGCATCCCAAGCCATCATGTGGTGCGCATGGCTGCTATGGCGCATCGCCATGGCAATTTGCTGGTTCGCCAGCGCGCTCCCGTGCTCGGCCTGGAACAGCGTGCGCGCCAATATCTCGGCCGACCGCACGATATCCCCCGCGCTGCGCGCCTGGGGCGTGGGCTCGGCGCCCGGCGCGGTCAGCAGGCGCCGCTCGACTGCCGCGAACCACGGGATTTCCCTACCGCTGCTCATCTTGCGCACCACTTGAATCGCCGCGTAGTGGCTCGCTTTGCAGTTGGCGGCATCGGCGTCTGGATAGTGCACCGCGTAGTTGGCGTAGCAGCCTTCTGGCGTGTTGCCAGTGTGCTCGATGCGAATGCCGTCCGGCCCCTGCAAGTAGCGTGGCGGCGTGCCGACGGGCGGCTTCCACCGCTCGGCCAGCAGCGCCTGCAACGCGCCCGCGCGAATCACCACAGGCAGGCTGGCCACCATGGATTCCAGCCCGTTGTCGCGGCCATCCTCCCAGAACCACATCTGCCCGCCGCCAGCGGCTTGGGCTGCTGCGTCACGGGCGGTTGTCACGTCCTGGCGCAAACCCTTGACCCGATCCTCCATCACGGCAACCATCGAATTGGCCTCGGCCAGCGCCGATTTCAGGCGATCCACCTCCAGCAGCGCCGTGTTCTTGGCCTTGTTCATGAGGTCGCGTTCGGCCACCAACGCCACGCGCTCGTCGCGCAGCTTGTCGTTCGCCTTGTCCAGTTGGTCATTGGCCCCGCGCAGTTGCTCGTTGACGCGGCGCAGTTCGTCGCGCTCGGCCACAACATGCCTGTGGTCAGCCTTCAAGCTCTCCACCTTGGCGCGTAGTTCATCGCGCTCCTTGGTCAGCCCCTCCCATTCATCCTGGGTAGCGTAGGGCTTTGACATGACGCGGAGTGGCTCAATCTTTCCCAGCCAATCCTCTAATGGCCGCGTGTCCATCAGCAGCGGGTCCACCATGAAGGGCCTCGGGTCGCCGATCTCGGCCAGCCGCTTGGCTGCGGCGGCGATCAGCGTGCGCTCGGGCTCGAAGCTGCCTGCGTGCCCAATCGCCAGCGCCAGCCGCAGGCAGGAAGCGAGCCCAGCGTTGTTGACTGTATCGTATTGATCGTGCTCGTTATTGGATTCCAATTTCTTTGCTCCTTGTTGATAACTCCGTTGTACGGAATGGTTAGTGGTTGCTACCGTTACAGCACGCTGTCGATGGCGGCGCGGGGATCGGTGCCGTTCTCGAACCGCACGAGCTCCGCGCAGCAGCCGCACCCGACATCCGCATAGAGATGGTCCTTGATGCCCAGGTTGGTG